CCTAGCGAAACAGGTTCACCAGACGCTGTCCATATGCTGCTTCTATATATCAGATTGTCTTTGGTCCAGGACACTCCAATCTTTGAAGGAAACACGAGATAGCATTTTTCTCCAGCTATCTCGCGCTCTCTTACAATGAATCCTTTGTTTTTTAACTCGTCGAATTTATTCATTTGAGGAGGGTTTCAGAACTCCACAGAACGTACATCTGACGATTTCATCTTTATGTTCAGAGTAAACACCTGTAAGACAGCTACGACAATGCTCATAGATAGGTGCGTTGCTATCATCCTCAGGAGCAAAACTTGCAGAGCTGTTCGGCTCTGTTCCTGCTCCTACAACAGGGCAGAAAAACCCTACAGACATGGAAGCCGAATACTTTCCTTCTGATTTGCTGACTTGATTAGCATCTGTTTTGGGTGTAGATGCCGTGATCATTGCCAAGGCAGCACCAAAAAGCAGAGCCACCGTCACCGAGTTTTTAATAAGGTTCTTCATAGAAATGTTAGTTTTTGTTGTCTTCGAATAGGTTGATGTTTTTGTCTAGCTCCTCGTTAGTTTTGGAGTTATATACTGCGTCAAACAAGTAATCTAACTTTTTGCTCTCTTCTTTTTCAAAGTAAATCAAGTCAGTCCATCCTAGATCTTTGACCAGTTGTTTGAAGAGTGCGTCTTGTGAAGCTTGCAGATTTGCTACAAGCTCCCTAACAAACTTAATTTTTTCTTTTTGAGTTTTACTTAAAGCCATATTAAAAATCTCCTCTAGCTACCTGCCATACTTGAAGACCCATCTCTCTGAGCGCATCCACAACCTGCTGTCTGTCATCCAAAACAAAGGAAATATAATACTCGGGGAGAATGTCTCGCTTGTAGATTTCTTCTTTAAGAATACTATCTTTACGATTGTCTCCGGCAGGTCTCATATACAGAAGAAAAGAGCCTGGAGTGATATCACACTTATGATGCAACCACTTTAAGGTTTCCTCTCTGCAGGTATCTTCGCGACCACTCACAAATATCAATTTATGATATGTTCGCTGCATGTTTTTTATGCACTCAAGAACAGAGTAGTTTACTTCATCCGTATAACACTTCTCCAGCTCAAAAGGTCCTCTAGCCACATGTATAGCTAGTGTGCCGTCAAGATCACAAACAATAGCAGGAGGCAGATCAGGATCATTCTTTATTTTCGGTTTATTAGGCAGTACATACCTATTATACATATCTACAATAACCTTATCTGGTACCTGGTTTGTTCTGTTCCGATTCCTGAACAAACACTCTGACAGAGAAACATCAAAGTCTTTAACCTCGAACACTGCTCCTGCCAGAGAAGCCATGCTCTGGATGTTGGTGATGTGATGACTGGCAAAGTTTGTATCGTCGACAACAACACTATAACCATTATCTAGCGCAGCTTTGATGGCTGCGTCTCTCACCAACAACACCTGTTTCTCGTTATCTTTACTCCACTTGCTGTTATGCATCATAAGCCGCAAGTCATCTTTATTGATACGCATCCAGCCAGGGTTGCGTTCGACAAAATCCTTAGCCCATGTGCTTTTACCACTAGCAGGAAGCCCTCTAAGTACAGTTACTCTCTTCTGATTCATATTCTTTCAGTGTTTCTGGGTCGTATTTTTTTACTGCATGCTCTCTACACAAAGTAGAGTGCCATCCTACTCTGTAGATTTTACCTGGCGCTCCACACATCTCACAGGTTACCTCACTCAGGGACTCAGCGTAATCTACAACCATGTTTGCCGCCTCGCTGGCATTGTGTATGTATATACGTAGAGTACCGAACTTTTCTTTTACCTGCAAAACAACAGGAAGCTTCGATTCTTCCTCACTAAGTTTTAACAAAGCTTTATCATATTGATTCTGTAGATCAGCGACAAGCTCACTATCTGATGGCGTTTTACCTTCAGTTTCCAAACTATAGGTAGCCATACGGTTCCGCATAGCTAGATAATTAGGAAGGTCATCTAAATAGTTTTCGTAGTATTTTATATCCCTTCTCGCCAATAAGACTTTGCTGTATAGCGTTTCACAACACTTGTCTATAATATTATACCACCCAGGACCGCACTCTATACCGAAGAGAGCATAGGGTACTCTAGCCTCGTCCTCATATTGAAAGAGCTTGGGATATTTTATTTTAAGGTCTGCGTATTTATCTTCTGTTTCTTCTGTTTCCATATCTATTTTTCTACTACTTCCAGACTATAGCCATCTTTCTCTTTATATAGACCTCGCAAGTCAGTCACCTCTCGATTCATTGCTTCTCGGTCTTTGCGTATAAACGGGTAGGATCCTACTATACGCCTACCGCTCTTTGTGCGTCTGTCTTTTATGTAAATATTCAGAATAAACTCCATAACTAGATATGTACCTCTTCTAACGTCCTGGTTCTTATCTTTACTGTGTTGTTAAACCTCGGGATTCCGTCGCTGCTAAGATTCTGATATTTTACAGTTGCCTGCATACCTAGAATCTCTTCTCGACGAGCCCACAATCTTTTTTGATATTCGATACCGCCTACAGGAACAGAGTCAAACTCTTTACCGTCAGGCATACCTAATCGTAAGATTATGCATCCCTCGCGGCTGCCTTTACCTTCTTTGAATCCCATGATTTCATACTCACTTTCGTGAAAATCCTTCCGCTTAAGAAGGTCTTTCGTTCTTTTGTGTTGGTATAGACTGTTCCATGTACGGATCATCTGACCCTCATACCCTTCTGCCATATATGATCTGTATGCTTTATCTAGTGCTTCCTGGTCGTCTGCACTCAGCGTAGTTACCGCAGCAATGTACGGACTGTCGACCTCTCTAACAAGATAGCTGTAGTCTGCCCGCCTTTGTTTGAAGTCGATATCTTCCTGAGTGATGATATCGTACACATGATACTTTACTGATTTTTTACACTTCTCGATATCTGCGGCTGAAGCTTTTGGCTGCTTCACAATGCTCACAATTTCCTCAAACTTATCTTTAAGTTCATGCGAATACATCTCACCGTCAAAAGCAAGCAGACCTGGGTACTTATCGAACACAGACTGTACCGCATCTCTGATGTGCTGTAAGGTAGCAAAAGGTTTCCATTGGCGGCTGAACACTCCTTCTCTTGTTACGATGCACCTTAAACCATCTAGTTTAGGTTGACTGTACACAGGAAACTCTAGCTTGTCTTTATAGTCTATATAATCTTTAGCAAGCATAGGATCGAGCCGAAGAGAGCGTACAACATCGCCAAGAGCACCCATATCTTCGACGTAACCCTCATCCTTTTTCTTCTGCCATTTAGCTCGGGATTCGAGCTCTGCCTGCTGATCAGCAGTAGTCTCATTCTTTTTACCGATGTTTTTGCCCTTACATTTCGTAGGTACGTTAGTAATTTTCTTACCATCTGTTTGTCCACTCACAGTGTAGTATTCTCCATTATCGAAGAATATTTGCCATTCCTGTGTGGCTCCTGTGGCTGTTTTTTTGAATAGTTTCGGCAATTCCATATTACTTATTTTTTACTGTCCTTGTGATGGTGACCGTCTTTCTTAACGTTACATTACCCTTCTTGATTGTCTTCACCTGCTGTCTTGTAGTTTTCATTTGCGTTTTTTCTATAGTCTATTTCGTCGCGAAATACTTTTCTGATGGTTTCGTTTAACTGGTTTTGAGTAGCTAATATTGCTACAATATGCTCATCATCCAGCGAAGCTAGAGTTTTCCTATGAAACTTTTCTTTTCCAGACTTGCCATAAGTTCCCCATTTAAATACCTCTCTTATGGTTGCGTGAGGGTCGCTAGAGTAGACGGAAGCATCCTGAGCTGCTTCTTTATTCACACTTCTGCGAACATACTCTAGACCTCCGTCGACACTGTATGTTTCTCCGTTAGCATCAACATAAGACTTGTAGTCGTGTCTATGTAACGACTCTAGCCTAGTGCCGTCAGGGGTGATAATAGCGTTTACTAATAGCTGTTTCATAGCTGTGCTGCAGCGGGTGCTACTATTTGAGGAAAGTACTCTTCAAATTCTTGTAATCCTTGATTCAACAACCGCATTGCTTCATTAATTATATCTAATTTAAATGCCCGCTGTTCGTATGTAAGATTTTTAAAATCTGAAAAATATTGTCTAATCTGAAGGTTACCAGATGAATATGTTCCAGCGATAAGCGGGTTATATTTCAGGTAAGACCGAGTTTCTGTATAGTACACTTCCTCTACTTCCTGATTATTTACTACAAAAAAGTCGCAGACAAAGTAACACTTGCTTATCAGTTTTGGGTCTAGCCGAAGTGAAAGACCAGGCTCAGAGAAAAAAGATATATCGATAACTTTATTTTTATCGGGAGGCATAAGATTTGGAATACCTCTTTTTAGCGTGCAGCCTTTGTTACTGAATAGAATTCTGTTCATTATGGTTTATAGTTTATAGTTCGTTTGTTTTCTTGGCGCAGGAAGGACATAGAGTCTTCCACCACCCTTTAGTGTATAGTTCTCCAGAGTCACCATCATTCTCACAAGTAACTAAACTTAGGTTCTCTGCAGCAGCCACGACTCCGGCTGCAAACCCTCGATATTCTGTAAGCTCATGCAATACATCTTTTTTATTAAAGTTGCTAAAATCTTGTCTGCTGAGCTTTGAGACTACGGTATAGCTTATTTCAAGCTTGCCGTACTTTTCTTTTATCTTGTCAAACCTCACATAGAACCCTGGAAAATCCAGGTGTTCTTTGGGCTTAAATGTATAGAGTTTGTGAGGTTTTAACTGCAGAAAAGCTTCAACTTTCCTGCTCAGATAATCCATAGCTGATAACACTCCTGTAAGCAGACTTTTTTTCCTCAGTACTGTGGGTGGTCTGTTTTCTATAACAGAGCACATGTTTCGTACTATGCTTTCCCAACCGTCTCCGCAGTCTATGCTGCAGCGAGATAAAACAGTCCCTGTTTTTGTTGTAGCTGGTCTAAAGCAATACTCAAAATCAGTAAACAGGGACTGTTGAAGATGATCAGACATCACCTTCTTCTTCATCTTCTTCAACACCGAATAGCTGAGCCCACTCCTCACCGGTGATACCTGATTTATAAAATTCCCTATCCTCTTTTGATAGGTTCGGGAATGCATTTTGTAGGAGCTCACCACGAGCGTAGCGCTCACACTGTTCGGTTGTAATGTCCAACTCTTTCTCATGAATTTTTCCTGAATATTGCGACTTTCTGGTGATTAACATATTTTTTACAGCCCAAAGGCTTCTAGTGTGTATTTGAATGGATTTGAAGGAAGCTCTTTAACTATCTCGAGCATCCTATCGGCTACTTCACAAATTTCTTTTTGTGCTTGTTCGGACCTGCGCAAATTTAAGAAATGCGCAAAACTCCTCCAGTTAAACATAATGTCAGAGGCTATCTGACTGTTGTAAGGCTTAAAGAACCTGGCACTTTCTTTTGCGCGCTTACGACCAAGAACTTTCTCAGCATCTTTTAGGCAGGCGTGGTACAGCCGGTTACTCTGCTTTGAGTGATCAATCAGTAGCTCTGCCCAATTATCATAACCTCCCCAACCACTATCCTCAGAAATTGGAACATCGTGGAAGTCAGGAGGGATATAAAACTTATCTTCTTTAAGCTCCTTGTATCTGGCTGACTCTGCGTTGATGCTTACACCAATCCTATGCTTCAACAACTGAATGTGTGTGGCGATTTCTGTATCTACCAGGAAGTGAAGAACACTTTTTTCGAATGGAGTATCGTGGTGGTTTTGCGCCAGGTAAGCCAGCATTCCAGGCAGTCTGCCCAGTTTATCTTCATCAATGTCTCTGTATGTACTTGTCCATGCAGACAGTCCGTGCGTGATGTCACCTCCATAGTGACCCAGTAACTCTACTTTATTTTGGTGGTCCATTTTTTATTTTTGGTTTTTCCCAAGGTAATTCTGGTATTTCGATCCAATAGGCTGGGGGAGGATTTATTGCTTTTAAACCCTTCCATTTCCCGTCACACATCCAGACAGCACGGATTGCTCCGCAGATATCAAGACCTAATACCTTCTTCCTGTCAGGCGGAGCTTTATCCTGCACTGATACCCAGTTCATTTAATTTTGAGCCGTAGATTATTTTAAGAAAGGTTTGCACCTATTCTTTTTTCATATCGTATGGCTGATTCATTACTTTGAGACTCCACCAATCTTGCTGTAATGCGGCAGACCTGATAGGTCTTACAGGACGTATAACCACTCCTTCTGCGTTTGCTCGACCATGATCGTATTTTGTCTCGTTAGCTAGCTTCTGCAGGTCATCCAAGCTAGGAGTTGATTTTGTGAACATGAATCTGGTCACTTCAGGCACATGAGGAATTCCGAATTTTCCACAGAACTCTTTAACCTTATCCCAATCCCACCAAACATGGCTGGTAACGTCTCTGATCTGAAAGACCATATAGGTTAGGCCTTCAAGTTTCATGGGATTCTTCTGAATACCAGGACCGCAAACCTCTCCCTGCAGAGCTAGTTCGCAAGTTTGAGATTTCAATATCTCTTCAATATTATATTTCTGAGCAACTTTCCAGAAACTATTCTTTTCACTAAACCGGAACTCTTTATTTCGTCCACATACTTTAAATTCACCATCTTTATAGATGAATGTTCCACTACTGCCGTCACACTTCAAGGTAGCTACAAACTCAACGTCAGAGAAGCTGTCTGATGTGTGCGCCTCTTGTAGTGCCTCTGGATGGCTTCTGAAGTTTAACTCGTCAGTCTTTCTAAGAATCTGTGTTGGGAACTCTCCTTTGGTTTCTCCTGACAAACACTCTGAGCTGGGAGCTACCCACTTCTCGACATCAAGCAACACGCTGACTTCCTCTCCTTCCTCCCAAACCTTTGAAGGATGTCCCTTGCGTTCGGCTGCAGCGTATACCTCGCTGACAGGAAGAACCAGTCCCGCACTATACTGCCCTCTCATTTTAACTGTCTTGATTCGTACCTTTTCTGAGCCAGTATAGGTTTCATCAACATAGGATTTAGGAGCATACGAATCAGGGAAAATCATCACAGCAAGATCTCCTGGTTTATATATTCCTTTTTTTACGACTACATGCCATCCGAGCACAGTAGCTCTTTCTATCCTATCCGCACCCTCAATAGGATTGAGAGCCAATATCTGGGCGATTACTGCTAGTTTATTATTCATGGTTTGCCTACTCTCTATCATCAAGATCATCCTGACAGCACTCACAACGAAATTGCGAGTTCTTTGGATTTTCTAAATTTTTAGATACAATGTATAGATATTCTCCGTTGAGTACATCTGCGCCAGTAACTACATCGTTACAATCAACGCAAACGAACTTGTGATCCTTTTCTACTCCTTGTTTTCCAAGTATTGCCATATGTTTTATTATTTCTCCCAACAGAATATAACGTTGTCACAATCTCCGTACTCTTCTTCAAGATTGTGTTTGATCAATAGTTGCCATATATAGTATTTGTTGGCGGCTCCTCCCCCGAGTCTACTGATATAGTACTTTTGGTGAGGATTACCCTTGATTATGTTACTCAGTTGTTTCAGTTGTGCAAAAAAGGGTTTGCAATACTCATTAGCATGAAAACACTCGGAAGGTTTCGACCCAGGAGCTTTTTTTGTAGCAAACCCTATTGCTCTTGGGTGACTTCTCAGTTCCGATCCTCCTACTGTTCCTTGAAGCGCAGCATTATCTCCAAATATAAAATAAGCCGAAGGATCTGCGTTGAGTAAATCTGCAGTCACACGAATTTTTTTATATTGTGCAGGCATACTATGTTAATTTAAACAGACTAGAGCAGTCATCATAGATGCTGCTTTTCCCGGAGCTTGGCGACGGCTTATCATACTTGGTGCTTCTTACGAAGATATAACCTTTGTGTGCCGCACTGAACTCCAGCACATAGGTAATATTTTCTTTCTTGTCTAATATCGCTCCGGCAAAATGACCTCCCTTAACCAGGTAGAATCCGAACGAGATATCTGAAGAATTCACTACATTACCAAACACCTTGAGATAACCCTCTCCTTCTTCTATTGAGGTAATCTGTCCTTTATAGCAAAATCCATCTGTTCTATATATTGAGACAAGTCGTCCTGTTTGAGTCTTGGCTATACGCTCAGGAGAGACCACCCCTTGCTGATCAGTCAAAAAATCCTCAATATCTAGACGCAGAGCAAGACCTCCGGTAGGAGAATTTTCTGCACGGATTCCTGCCAGAGCTATGCAAGGAATTAAACACGCTAATGAGTATATTTGCTTCATTTATTTTATTTGTTTTAGTTTGTTTGTTCTGGAAAGCCATTCGTCTTTCCATTTACTTTTTGCTGGAGACTCTGGTTTGTACGACTCAATAAAAATGGCCGCTTCGTCAACCAGCTCTTTGTATCCTCGTAGACTTCCAAGAAGATTACCATAATAGATGCTGTCGCACTGCTCACACAGCTCGTCTAGAGGTATAAAATGCTGACAAACTTCCCGGCTCATTTTAGAAGCTCTCCAGTTAATTGATTTCTTGTGTCAGCTATTGCTTGCTGTAGGTATTCTTGAGCTTTTTCAAGATCTTCTAGTTTTTTCTCTAGTCTGTTTTGCTCATCTTCGTACTTTCTACCTGCTCTCCAAACATACTTCAAAACATTCCCGAGACAGAAGCAAAAATGTTTTGCCACGTCGATACATTCAACACCAGGCAACCAATTGTAGTGGTTTGGTTTTACAACTTGACTATTCTCCAGGTATTTTTTCATAGGTCATTTCGAATATTTCTTTTTTACAGGGATATCTTTCTCCTTTAATTCCTGTGATAATCCAGTCTCCAGGACACACAATGTGGCCGCCTTCCAGCGTCTTTATCCATCCATGATCTTCGTAAAACATGGAACACTCTTTGCATGTATCTGTAGCCTTCTCGCTACGCAAGAACATGACGACCTCTCCTTCACCCAGGAATGGTGCAGAGCCGTCCGCAGGAAAAACCACCTCTGATTTATCTTCTGGATGGTCTCCGTTTTGATACCATTGATGTGCTTCAACAGGTATTGGTTTTTTAATATATTTAGACATAAGTTTATCTGTCGTCTCCAGGATAAGGCCCGGAATAATCACTATAACTAGGAGGCTCAACGTCTGCTTCATCTGAAAATCCACACTCTTCGCATTTAACCCAATATTTTCCACTGTCCATTGTGTTTCCGCACATAGGGCAGTCAAACTCTGGTTCTTCGTCTCTGGGGTCACTGTCTCCAGGGAATCCGGTGCTAGCCATATTAAATGAATTTTTTAATGTTTTTAATTACAGGCTCAAGAAAAGCTAGAGCGCAGTAAAATTTACTTTCAGAAGCCATATCTGCTTTCGGCCTTGCTGAGTCAATAAGCGTTTCTAGTATGGCATCTAGATTCTTGCAGACGCCTTTCATCTCGTCCAGTTCTTGTTGTGTTGTGTTTGCTTCGTCATTCATACGCAAAGAAAGGGTGAGAGAAAATTAATTCTCTCACCCCTTTCACTGATGTTGTTATGTTTTACGCGTAACCTAGCAGCTTCCCTGGGGTTTTGGAGGCTGCAATCTTTCCATGATCTGTGTAGATTGTAACTTTGGGTAGCAGTTGTGTGTTAGCTTGTACTGTACCGGGATCTTCTGTAGGCAGACCTGTTTTAGGCATACTGTCGTTAGAGCCTCGTAGAGAAGCCATTAACGGCACCATGTTAGAATAGTTGCTTACTTGTGTGCTTGCGGCGATTGGAGTAATAGGATTTGACATATTTTTTTGTAGGTTCGGTGCTCTGAGGGAAACTACAAATAACATATTTTACACCAAAGGCCAATGTTTTTTATCTGCGGCACTTAATTTATCGTAAACAGTATATATGTAAGCGTTAGCTAGAGCACTAGCCACGTCGTATTCTTCGCAGCCAGCATGTATTCTTCTGATATCTCTAACCCAAAAAACTTCCCGATCCAGAGGATCGTAAGAGTAATCCATGACTCTGAAGTCTCCTAAATCTGACGATACATCAAAAACTCTACACTTATTGTTATTGTGTATCATCGTCACTCTACCTTTTAGTTCTTCATATTTTTTTGCCATGGGCTGCTAATCTTCGGATGTTTTCCAAGACTAGCATCAAGTACAGCGTCTGAACAGGCAAATCTTTAACTTATGAAATGGTCGTGATGGAGAGACTCGAACTCTCGATACCCTGCTCCCAAAGCAGGTGCCATAGCCGCTAGGCGACATCACGTCAATGGTTCTCAGGTTGGATTCGAACCAACGGCCGATCCCATATCCCGGCATTTAGGTCCTTCACCATGAGGGGGGATCGCTCTACCTCTGAGCTACTGAGAATGAAATGACTAGTCTCTCCCAGTGTCACACAACTTAGCGACCGAGTACCCGGTCCATTCACCCCGAATCGTTCAGGGGGCATGTGTCGCAATTCTTAGCAGGATTTACAGGACGCTACTTTCCAATCACTGTCCATACCTACATACCAGTGGGGTTGTGGTTGCTAAGAAATTGGTTGCGGGACCAGGGTTCGAACCTGGGACTTCAGCTTATGAGACTGACGTTTTACCACTTCACTATCCCGCGATTAAAATGTTAAAGAACAAAAGCTGGTCCCGCATAACGGGACTGGTAACTGTGTCTACACTTGGTAGATCAGCTTCATCAATTATTTGATATTTAGCCTATGAAAGCAACACTATTTGATGAATATTTAAATCTTGATCCCGTAAAAATACAGGTCGTTGTTTTCATATCCGATCATAAACTCATGTGAAGAAAACAGGCCAGCAATATCGAGAGCTTTCCTGATATCTTCTTCTGTCAAATTTTTATAGTAATCACCCCAGTCATCCAAACGACAGGTTAGTGGAGATGAATAGGTATCTGTCCTTCTTGTGCCATGCTCTGGTCTTCCTGTTGTTGCGCAGGTAAACACGAATAAGCCTCCAGAGCGCAGCATATCCACACAGTTTTTGAGTGTTAGTTCGTAAAACTTATCATGCTCTAGACACTCTGTGCTGATGATCGTATCAAACTTTTCCTGCGACTTGTACTCGTGAGCAGGAGACACCACATCAACATTAGGTCCTGGTGCAATATCAAGCCCAGTATAGATGCAGTTGTAGAAAAACCCTCGGTTATTCCCATTGATGTCTAGGGAGCCTACATCAAGAACTCTTCCATTTTTAAAGAAATGTGGAAACCTTGTTTTAACAGATGAGACGTACCTTTGTTGTTGAGGATGTGCCATATTATTTTACTCTTATTACTGCTGGTTATCTTTTGGTAACAAGTACTGTAGAGTTTAAAAAATTAATAGACTCTATATCTGTACGTATTTCCAAATTTTCGTTTTTTACTTGTTCTATATGTAAATCTTCTCGCCTTAGATTTGGCTGATGATTTTTTAGCTTTTGACCTAGAAAATTGACATCATCTACCAAGAGCTTCAGGTGCTCGATAATTGAGTTTTTGTTGTGTAATCCTCCCCCGTACTCAGGCCAGTAGGCGCAGCATGTGTCCTCAAGGATATATACACCCTGCGGATTCAAATATCGAAACAGTACCTTAAAGGTCTGCAACATGTCATTCTGCTGATGAGACCCATCGTCAATAATCAAATCAAACCCTCCTCCATAGTCAGAAATAATCTTTAGCAACCTGGATTCGTCTGTTTGTGAGCCGATCTCTATAAATATTTTTTGTTCTGGATTTTCAAATTTCTTGCAGTCTGGATTTATATCCATCCCTACAACCCAGATCGCGTTGGGGTAATACGCAGCCCACATATCTAGTGAGCCTCCAGCTGCTACACCTATCTCAAGTATGCGGATATAGGAGTCTCTCTTGAAAGGAAGGTACTTTTCGTATTTTGTACAATAATTATGCGTCCTTGATCCTTTGTCTGTATTTCTTTCTAAAGCCAACGCATCTAACGATTTCATTACGATAAGTATTTAAAATGGAGCCTTGTGTGGGACTCGAACCCACAAAGAAGTTTCCTTCATACTCGATTACAAATCGAGGCCCTTAGCCAATTCGGGTCAACAAGGCATTTGTTTATTTATATCTACAAATTCTAGGCAGGTAAACAAAATTAGACTAAAACTTTGATAAGAGCCCTCCGACCAATTATCGGAGGGCTCTGTATCATTTAAATCAGCCCTTGCTTTTTGAGCGCTTCGTATTGTTGTTGCGCTAGTACGTATCCTTCTGGCGTATACTTAAACACACCAGGAGTATCCGAAGCTTCTACGAAGCCTTCCGCTAGCAAATACTTCATAGCAGTATCGGTTCTTTTTTGCAGCTCGTTCAACATCTTTTGCATGTTGAGCTTTGCTTCGTCATCAGGCTGTTCGTCACTCCAAGAATTTTCGTTTTCTTCGTGCATCAAAACATGATTGCGTGTTTGCCTTAGAAAGTAAAGTCTAATAACCACGCATAGTTTCCCAAGCCTTCTTGGCTGCTTTGCTTTGAATATTAAACAGTTCTTCTTCAGAATAGATCGCCCTGCGTGTCTTCCAAGCTTTTACCGCTGCTTGGCTTCGCGTAAAAGCAAGGCTTTCTAGGTTTGCCTTATTCTTTTTCTTAGCTTTGGTTTTGACTTTGGTTACCTTTGCTTTGGTTGAGAAAGTCTTTGCTGTTCTTGTTTTAGGTGCGAGACTATACTTGAATTCTCCGTCAACGTATTGCTTGATTACCTCACCAGAAGCTACCATAGCTTCAAGGACGCGGAGGACTTGTTCTTCGTTAGTTTCGCTGAGTTTTGCTTTGTTTGACATGATGTTATTATGTTTCTAATACTTTACTCCAATAACGACTATCAGAGTATCCTTGTTTGATGTCCCAATATAAACAACGAGCTATGTATGGCGGGACGCGCCACATAGAGCACATATCTATCCAGTGCTGCTCTATCGAAGAGTACATACGAGCATCTTTTGTTTGGTCTAGCTTGTAGGCTTGAAACATATGAGTGTCAAGGCATACCACCTTAGCTTCTATAGGATAGCACATCTCGAGAGCAAAGCTTGTCTTTGCTGCTCCTAATCCCAGTATCTTATCTTTTAGTCTGTCGCGCAGAGTATGCCAAGATTCACCGTCTTTCTTTTTATACTCTTCAGGGTTACTCCAAAACTTATGTGCAAACGTAGAGAGATACTTTACTCTGTTATTTTGCATACCTACCCTGCTATTTTCTATCCTATCTTTTAAATTGGTCCAGTCGTTTAACCAGAGCCACCAGTCTTTTACTGCGTTGTACCCTACGATGTTGGCTTTCCAACTGGTGTGTACACTCATAAAAGCAAACAGCCAGCGTTGAAATAGCTGGCTGTCATTTTTAGGCTTTATACTTGCCCAATAATCTATGTAGCTAGGAGCTAGCGAATAGTCTAGCTCTGTGAAAAATTCTTCTACATTTCTGTAATAAGGTTTTTTCTTGAGTTTTTCTAATTTAAATTCACCGTCCCAGAACTGGGATTGAATTTCGGTACGATCAATTAAGGCTGATTCGTTATCATATCCTGTTAGGAAATTTAACTGCATCAAGCTCTAACATTTTTCCTTCTAAGATATTCTGCAATAAGCAGCCCGTCTGCGTCTTTCTTGATATCTAGAGACGGGAACAATCTTTTGCCTACGTCGAGACTGGCTTTCTTTAGTTCCTCACTGCCTTTTAATCCTTTAGGCAGTAGCGATTTTTGCCACTCTTTACTGTCAATGTACTCGTAAGCCCATTGAGACTCTTCTAGCGCAATCAAGGTAGCCTCTAGAGCTCGAATAGCACTCAGGGTAGCGTTAAACCTGGTACTGTTCACCATAGGGCGCTCAAGACCTACCTTTACCTCAATAGCGTCAAAGTCGCCCACGATCTCTCCAAACAACAGAAGCAATTCAGGGTAATCTATCCTGGATATATTTTTTGCTTCTTTTGTATAGCTGAGTTCTTTTTTGATCGGGAGCTTATAGAGTTCAGCTCGTCCTGCCGTGTTTACAACACCTATACCGTTGTTGGTAACACCATTATCAATTCCTACATATATAGTCATAAAAAAGGTGCGGCCGTATTGTTGTATACAGCCGCACTATAAGTTCAAATAAGTTTGCGCAGCAGGCTCATAACTTGTTCGAAGTTTTTATTCTTCGAATTTCTTGCCTCTAGATTGTTTTTCAACCAACGAAGATCGTCATTATGTTTGACGCTCTTACGGTGAAGAGGCAGGTCCATCTTAGCTATAAGCTTTTCTACTTCAATCAAACTTTGTTGATATTCAGAGCTCATTTAACTGACTAGTTATTTAGCGCATGATTCCCAAGATTGCCAAATCATAGCTGCTTAGGCGTTCAAGAGCTTTTTCTACACCCTTACGGTAGCAGAAAGCGTCTTCGATCGAGCAATCACTGCTTGCACACACATAGTCTCCAGTCTTTGTTTTAGCTGTGATGTGTGTATATCCTCCCTTAGGATACAGAGCATAGGCTGGGTCTCTTCGATAAGAGGAGGGAACAACAATAAGCCTGTGGTACGTTTCTCCATCTTTTTTAATCATGTACTCTCCGTGAGGCAGATAATAGGCCCACCGGAAATGCCTCACACGTACCTTGTTTCCTGCTTCCGCCAGCTGCGCAACAGAAATATGATTATTTGGAGCACAGACAGCTTTTGACGGCCTAGGCTTTGGTACCCAAACCCAATTGTTGCCTGTAGCAATTTCTGTTTTTGTTACTGTCCCGAGAACTTCGTTATATTCCCAGGTGTACAACTCACAATTTTTTTTACTCATCGTTGTCTTTTGTTTGAGGATAATCGCTGAGGTCCAGCTCACTTCTCTTTTTACGTTTTGTTTTATTTACTTCTGCTATCTCTTCTTCCACCTCAGGAGGAGGCATGTCAGGAATACCGAAGGCTGTCCTGATTATTTCTTTTGCATGAGGACTGCTGTTGATGACTCTGCCGAGTTCATCCTCACGGTATTTCTTTCCTGTATCAATATGTCCTGTGGTTCCGTCAGAGTAGATCATTTCCACTCCTTCAGTACCCCAGTTGTACCAGCCGCCTGTTTTCTTCACAAGACCAGGATAGTCTTTACCGAGCAAGCGAACAAGAGGACTGTACCAGTCAATACCTCCATTGATATAGATATCAAACTCAATCTTTTGACTGTTGCCCTCACGACCAAGCTTGTTGCGTTTTACGGTAAGGCTGTGTGTTGATCCAGCTTTCCTCTTAACTCCGTAGGCGTCTTCCTGCAGAATATCTGCTGTACGCGCAACCTTAAACTGATATGTGCTGTTAAACCTCTGAGCTTCGCCGCCAATCAAGGCTTCAGGCTTCTCCTGCCCAAACCCTGTCATGCCTCCGATCTGCTCTTTTAACTGGTTTGTCGCTACAAAAACCATATTCTCACACTCTAGGTGCGGAATAATATTTCTGTAGAAAGCACTCATCAACTTAGCATGCTCGCCTACTTTTGTTTGACCGATGACTTCCTGATCCTGCTCATACTCTGTGCTGCCGCCAGCTATACTATCCAGAGCAACAAGAATCGGCGTTTTGCCGTCACTGAACTTGGCATAGTTTTCAATTGTGATTTTACACAAAGTAAGAGCTTCTTCAAGACTCTTGGGATTGTGATATATCACTCCTGTAGGATCGACTCCTTGAAGCTCCATATAGCGGAAGTCTGGAGCGTTCTCGGTCTCGATCCAAAACATCTTGCCTCCAGCCTTCTGAAAAACCTTGGCCAGATCGAACAGCAATGTTGTTTTAGAGCAACCTTTCTTACCGTATAGAAGGTAGCACCGACCGTACGCCATGAAGCGCCGGTCGAGTGCATATTCCATCAGAGGGTTATCTACGACAATACCAGTAGGAGGAAGCTCCTTGTCTACTGTATTCAACTCGAGGTTAACCGCCTCAGATTTGAATGTCTTGCCGAAGTTTTTTTTGATGCTACCTATATATGATTCGAAGTCCATTTATTTTAGTTTTCGTTAATGAAGCGTAGTGCTTCTTCCCTAGACATACGCCCAGCCGCCATAGGGTTTGGAGGGAGCGCAGCCAGGTTTACTGCAGGAGCTGCAACAGGAACATTAACTGCTGCTACAGGAGCAGCCACAGGCACAGTTGAGCTAGTTGGTGTTTGAGCTATGACAGCCCTAGGAATATTCATAACTTTAGGAATCTGTGGTTTGGCTACAGGCTCATCATGCATGGGGATATCATCATCGTCATGCTCATCATAGTTTGCAGGTTTCCTGGGAGCTGAAACATTCGATTTCGTAAGACCGGGATAACCGTTCATACAATTATCAAAAACTTCAGTGCTGAACATTTCGCGAAGCTTCGCAATAATCTCATCCTTAGTTTTGATGGTGAAGATATCATCCAGGTTATAGAGATAGTCACTGTCAGCGAGTTCTCTAGGTAGTTGTGAAGGTTCATCATTTTCTACCTGAATCATCCACGGATTTGCGCTGTTTTCTTTGAGCTTAACGAAAACAGGCAAGCAACGGTCTGGATCATTGATCGGAAGCCTTGCCCGTCCGGAGCGGTCTTTGCTATCAAGCCAGTTCATGAGAATGTCTGCACCGTTCCGCAATGGAAGGTCCAATACATGGGCTCCTGTGGCGAGATTTTCTGAGAACGCTACGTTGTATACGACACGGTCAGTCACACGCCCATAGCTTGGATACTTTTTAAACTTCTTCCCATTGACTTCCTGGTCGGTAACCTTGGACTCTTCATTGTACAGCACGCGGAAGTTGTTCGCGAAGTACTCGGCAGGGTCTGCTGCCCTGTTAGGTACATAATACTTTTCCTTGAAGTTGGTACCAAAATTATCGCGAACAGAGATTTTTTTGAACCAGACACCATTACCTGCAGAGTCAGCCCTGTAAGCAGGCAAGAAGAACAGATACGCGCCCTCAGGATTTGTGGTTTTGTTGAATACAGCTTTGCGTACACCTTCCTTGATGTATGGGGTGCTGGAGAACGTGAGGTTGAGCTCACTGCCTTCGAACTTAAGAGACGGTTTGATAATTGCCATAATAGTTTAATTAGTGTGTTAGTGTATTTTGTTTTTTTTGATTTCTTGTCTAGATCATGAACAAATTTTTAAACGTGGTATGCCCACGAAGCTTGTTCAAAAATGTCTGTACCATCATACCTGCCACAATAGTAGGTAGTGTGTGGCTGATATTTTCTGTCTTCTCATAAGCTAAGAGACACCCAGCTTCCTCTTTACTGTCGTTAATATATGGAAGCAGCTGTTCTTTTGGAATGTCGCTGTTGAACAAACAACCTTGCCTACTTGTACACCTTCCGTCAATCCAGAACAACCCGCTGTCTTTTTTATTCCAGCCATACTCATACAGTGCCTTACGAAAGGTCATGCTGTCAACACAGCAAAAGATCAAATCGTAGTTTTTAAAGTCACTCTCGGTCATTCTTCTTTTGTGTCCGTTGACAACGTACTTATCTTCAAGAACTTCTACTTTGTACTTACCGATATCATCGAGCTTAAAATTTTGATGAAGTAGGTTCTTTACATCTACCGTGTCGTCGTCAAATAGGTCAACAACAATATCCGCATAATTGAACTGCTTGCGATTAAAGCCATAGTCGAAAAAGATGGCTAGAAGGTTGCTACCGATGCCTCCTGCCCCAGCGATTGCTACTTTTTTCACGTTCATGTTGATATTACTTTGACTGACTTGTGCTCAGAACCGTATCGAGACTGGTATATGTGGCTACAGATTGCTCATTTCTCCAGGTAGAATATGAGAACGTTTTGGTTGCTGCCGAATAAATAACGTTGTGTTTGAATCCTCTAAACAACACAGTAAGGTCTAGCTGGCTGGGGGTGGCAGAGAAGGATGGATGCGTATGGAAACTAGCAAACAGTCTCCATCCTTCTCTGATGCGTTCAATTATCTTTTCTCCCAACTCTGCTCGATTAGCAACATACAGCCCGATTGCTGTATGTGTTCCTGCGTGGTCGTTTCTTAGAGGCACAAAAAGGAAGCTGTCGTCCTTCTCTAAAATCACGCCTCCTTTCTCCTCATCAGAACCTCCGCAAATCTCCGCAGCCTCTAGTATAACTCTAGAGAAGTTGGTTGAAGACATCATACCGATTTGATGGTGTTGTATATCTCTTCAAGCGCGTCAAGCGTATTCAGAAAATAAGCTTCGGCCTCGTCAGAATTCTCTTGAGCTAGCTTGTAGTAAGGCACGTTCGAAATCACATGGTGAATGCTTAGCATGCGGGCAACTTCCTGCAGATTTTCGGGGTGACTCAGGCTTCCACAAGCCCACCTTTTCGCTATATCGAAGTGATTAGAGTCCTTCAACCTGCCTGTGGCTGCTGGTGAGTAAAAGGCAGAAAAGAAAGGGAACCCGTACCTGGCTCCTTTACGTGCAAGCAAAGGATATATAAATTTTTCTCCTCTGAATGTGATCGTGTCTGTCCAGGGGTCGTTTGGATCCTCGTTACTCTTGAGGTTGTCATGCAACCACTCAAAAATATCGTGTTCGTCTTCCACAAGGGCATCACCCCCATACAAACCCACTATCCGCTGCGTGCCTGTCTCTAGATTTGTGAGACCTACAGCGCAGACTTCACAGGTATTGTCGTTAAACTGTGCCTCAGAAATATATTTATTTTTTTTCTTTTCAATATCTTCAGCGATCTTAGCAGGATCTTTTAAATTTGATGCAGCTTTAAAATCAGGAGCTTTCGCAAGCAACTCAGTAAGAGTGAGTGGCTGAGTTTCGATATGGATAATGTATGTCTTTTTCATGTGTTATCGGGCTAGTACGTTGTCTACAATGTTTTCTAGGTTTACTGTGTTGTCTCTGTCAGGAGTATAGTTATGTGCGTTTTCGTATTGAGGTTGAGCCACACCTTTTAGTGTAGAGATAGATTCCTGCATCACGCTGTCATTCTTCAGTGCCAGTAGTCGAGTGGCTACATCGTCATAGCCTGCACCTTCATAGTGTCTATCATTTACAATGCAGCGATATTGTTTTGTATCAAAGTCATAAACTTTAGCGTTTTCAATAACCACAGCATAAGTTCGCAGTGCGCCTGTAACCTTGTACGCAGGCTTGCCCATGAAATCTACCCGTTCAGCTTTGGTTAGATCTACTGCGGTTTGCAAGAACTGCTTGCTTCTCTCGATAGCTTCATTCTTTACCTTGTTTACAACCTCGAGCAGAGCCACAATGTCTTGTTTCGTAATCAGCGTCTCCTTGTGGTTAGTCTTCGTTCCATCCTCAGCAACACGCTCGACTTCGAATGTGGTGCATGATAGCAACGCGTCGACAACTTCTTCTGCTGCCCATGTATCGTTTCTGTACCCTGTCCTGTATACCCCGGCAGCGTTGTGTCTGGAATACCAGCGACCGTCGGTTTTCTTGTTAATCGTGTCTACACGCTGTATCAATCTGCCCAGGTTTACACGAACTAGTCGATTATCGCTGATCTCCAGCTTTACTCGCTTGTCTTCTGAGTCGATCCTAAACTTTATCGCAGGGGCACCATTCCCTGGAGTGGATTCTCTCAACTCATTCGAAGTCATGTTATGAATCTTTACCTTCAAACCATTGGCGATAATGTCGTGGTATTTGAGACTCATCCGGCTGATAGACTTTAAGAATAGCTTGTACTCTTTCTCGTCGTGGTGACAGCTAGCCCTGTAGATAGCTTGAGCAATCTCATCTTTATTTATTCTCACCTTGTTGATATACCTTTGCCCTGTGTCCGAAACAGAAACAGATATGGGTATACCGTTGATCGAGACTTCTGGAAGAGTGCCTATCACTTGCTCATCTACTCGAGCATGTGATACCCTGTCTGCTTCAGAGTCTACGTCCCTTTGTAAAGACGCAGCTAGGATATTTGCAATAGTATAAATGTCAAACTCGCCGTTAAAGTTAAGCATGTTGTACAGCAACGACAGCAAGCCAGGGCTGACGATATGTACCTGTTCGTAAGTAGCACTGGTTTTCGACAGAGTGATGTTCTGAATTGTAGTCTTTTCGATCTCGTTGTTTAGCAGCTTACCAAGCACCAGCAGGGTGGTATTTTTCTTGTAGTCGCTATCAATTAAAGCAGATATCGGAGAGTACTTTAACTTATTAGCCTCAGACAGCTTCTTATTCATTCTGAGTCTGATCATTTCGGCATCATAAACATTGATGAAGCAAGAGTTTTTAAGAAAAGACGTCAGTTCAGGCTGAAGCTTACACATAGCAAAGACGTGCGCGGTATTGATGTCATAAGCATTAGCTACGACATGTAACGTCTCGTCCTTTTTGAGTTTGTTCTTGTGAGGAATACTCATCAAGAAAAACCCCTGATCCAGATAGTCGTATATGTCCTCTTCGCTGTGCGCTACAACAGCTGTCTCTACGCTGGCTGAGTTGTCGGCGAACTTTGTTACCAGTCTGTATGTTTTACCAGAGTCGGTATACTCTACAGGAACGTTTGCGATAACTAGAGGTCTGTATTCACTGGAAATGTCTTCCGGAATAAGTTTTAGAGTTTTAAATGTTTTTGGATCGTCCTTCATAATGCCTCTGGCTGTAATATGAGCAGCCTGACAGGCGTTATTAAACGCCTCTGAAGCACTGAATGGAACAGGTACACTCAATCCTGAGGTAGGAACATTTATTAGTTTTGAGCATGCATGAAACTTGCTGCAGTTTTTAAACTTGAGCTGACTATACTTTAATGAATATACCCAGCTCCAATTTGGTCCGTGGGTAGATGAAATTTGAATATTGCCTGAGGCTACGTTTTTTGAAACCTCGAGAAACTTCTTGGTGATGTTCTTAAATTCAGCGACGGAAAGATTCATGGTGTTTAAAAAAAGAAACCCTCCAGAGCACGTGGCCCTGGAGGGTTATGGTTAAACCTGCGTGAGCGAGTCGACTAGTTCAGCAGACCCCCGCCCATCACAACACCAGTGAGCATTACCTGTGCTGCAGGGTTGTTAACAAGCGCCTGACGCAGCTTTTGCTGATTGGCTTCTGTGCGTACATTGCTTCCTTCGAACTGGAACGGAGTGCCGTTGATGTACACCCAATGCGCCTTCTTTTCCACACGGTCAAGAATGTTTTCCGTGGCTTGTTCCATGGAAAGATCTGCAAGAGTGGTGTGGCCTGTGGAATCTGCGATTTCTACTTTGTAGTTGTTCATGATAATAGAGGAGGTTGCTTCGATAGAGGTGGAGTTGTTGATTTCGGAGGAGATGATGTTGTTGTTCATTGCTGTTTTTTTGTTTTGGTTTGTTACTCTACACTTACTCAGGTAAAACTACCATATCAGTGATAAACTCACTCTCTGGAATCGGAACTAATCTAATAAGGGTACCAGTTTCCTCATCATAATGCTCTATTGGCTTCATAACGGTCATACCCTCTTCAGCTGCTTGAGCTGCGCTTAATTGTTGCTGCCTTAATAGATCCTGATCTCCTGTCAGAGGAATAACATTCTCGGAAGGTTTTAAAAACGGATCATAGACAGCCACAGACTCATACACCTCTACAGTCGTATCGGTTTGTGTATCTAAAACACTTTCAATTGAGGCTTCTACTGTAATGCTTGTATCTTTGTTTGGTGTTGAGTCGCTCATAATTATCTAATTTTTAATAAAAAATGTTCTGAGGGGAAAAACTATTCTATATCTATTTGGTCTGAGACTCAAACATTTGTTTTGCTACAACCAGCAACTGAGGGAGACAGCCGAGCTTTTCAATAACTGCCATATAGTTGCAGCCTTTTTTGGCTTTTTGAGCTAGATTGATTCTGGCCTCAAGCCCGAGACCATAATCTGACAGCTGCTTGCCGGAGGTTTCCAGAGCAGAGGCGATTTGTCTATCGAACTCCTCATACATGGCTGTATACATTCGCCCTTTAATACGACCAAATTCCACATCATCTGTGCGGTTTTCCTCTAGGGCTGTGACGATAGCAAAATTATCTACAAGAGAATTGATTCTTGTTCTTAGCACCTGCTCAGGAGAAGGAGCTGGCTTGGCTTCCTTAGGAGCATCCTGCCCAGGCTTACGAACACTTGACGGGTCGATAGTAATTTTAGAAAGGTCGAACTCTTTAGGTTCAACTTTCTTGGTTTCTTTTGCTCTCAAATCTCCAAGTGTTTCAAAAGGAAACAGGTGCTGTTCTGCCTCTACCCTGCCCGGCTTTGCAGTGTTCCTGGATGCTCTTGCAGCGATTTTCTTATCCTTGCTTTCCATCTGCAGATTACGAGCATTCCTGAACTGTGTGATGGTCACAAGTCTCCTGTCCTGGCTGTTTGAACCGTCCGAAACGCGAGCGACAATAGGAGGAATTAGAAGGAAGTTTACAAACTTTCTTCCGAAGGCTGCGATCAGATCATGCAATACAAGATATTTTGATCCCCGGATTTCTACCGTACGGCAGCTGAATCCGTTAACTTTTGTATGTGATGCTCTATAGATTACTTTTGATAGTGTATTCATGTTTTTGTTTTGTGTGTAGTTATCTGTGAATCGGAAAACGAACGTGTCTAATTTTCCCTGTTTTTAATTTTCTATCTATACATACTCGGCATCTCGCACATGCTCCTAGCTGTTTTGTATTTTTTGTTTTGCCTGTAACCTCAGGACAATCAAGCACGGCACGATCGCTAATTTCCTCAGGCATGTTGTCTCCCATCCAAGCGATACCGAGGTTAGGATTGTCTTTATGTTCAGCGTAAGTCTTCAATACCTTATCCTTGTTTACAGGATCACAACTTAGCATCAAAGTTAAATTCGCAGCCTCCAGCAAAACAGGTACAGCGAACAGACTTCTTGTATAGGCCCAGAACTTTACAGAAGGATACTTCAACATTACATCTTTCCAGGCAGAGGCGTACGTTTTATTGAAAAAGTCTCCTCCTGTATGTATGCGGAAATAAGGATCTTTGTCTCCTCCAGTTAATAGCCATTTCGACACAGTATTATCTATCACACAAAACATTTCTTCTTTGGTCTTACCTAAAACCAAAGAAGTATTGAAGTCCTCTACAGCGGCATAGGCCTTGTACAGTTTACGCAGATTTTTATCATAGCAAACCTCGAGACATCCTTCAGGACCTTCAGTAGCCATAGGACAAGTGCCTCCCTCCTCGGGCGGACCTTGAGTCAGACTAAATGTGTTGTTGTGTTTTGGAGAGAATCTTACCTTGCTATTATTGGTTAATTTAAAGCTTTGATAGTGCATACTAATCTTTCCAATCCCAGCGTTCTTGTTCAAAGTTCCATTGGGTTTCTTTCTCAAATATCTTCGGACCTTTCCAGCGATCTGATATAACTATCTCGCAACCCACACTGTCTCCTGTGGCTAATCGTGTATGATCGCAAAAAACGTACTTCATCATCTCTTGAATATAATTGTCTTTTAATAGATCTTTGTGCACCGCCAAGTAAATGGCGTCATGTACCGTATTCACAGGCAGCACATAGTTCATCCATAGATTTTCCTTTTTAAGGATAGCTTTGAGATTAACAGACGCATGCCACATAAAGTTAGCTAGCTCACTCGCTACAGGAAAAGCTAGAGCCTCGTTCTTCCAGCCAGCTAAGATACCAAAGTTGTCAGTTTCTTCATATGTCAAAACTTGTCCTCTGGCGTTGGTAATTCTCTTGAATGATTCTACCTCGTTTGTGCACTGGTCTCTGTATAGCATATATCTTTCATACCTCTTCCAGGTAGTTAGCGCATACTCGATAGTTCCTAGAGAAACACTCAATCCGTTCTCAGCATAGATGTCCGCTTGAATAGGTATAGCGGCTCCCATAAGTCCTGACGTATAGGAAACTCTGAACGTGATGCTCTTCGCAATAACATATTTACTAACATCTTTTTTTGTTAGTGTCGCATCGTTGAAATACTCACGCATTTTCGTTTGGTGAAAATTACCTGCACGAATGTCGTGAATAAAGTCAGGGTCTTTAGACAGAAAGGCCATGATTGCCAGGTCTGCACCAGCAACGTCCAACTCCAGCCAGTGGTAGTTTTCCATACCTGTACAGAAAATATTCCTGATATTTTTTGGAATAAGATGAGAAACCTTTTTCTGTTCGTCAGAATCAAACTTACTATATCCCGGAACAAAGATGTCTGGAATATAGGCCAAAACTTTTGAAGCAGGATTCTGTACATTAGGACTACTGCTTGCCCTAAAGTTTTTCAAGCACTCGAAGAAACTTGCATGAATTCTACCATCATTACAGATGGCTGCCCAGTAGCTCTGCTTTAACGGCTCATCTGTATCTTCGTCAAAGTCAGAATCGGCGTCAGCAGCAATGCCTTTCTTGCTCAAGAATTTTGTAGCAAATACCCCGACACGGCTTACATTCAACAGAAGTGTGATTGCTTTATGTGCGGCCTCCAAAGTCTCAGGGTCTCGTTTATCTTCCGGAAGGAGCATATCGTTATTAAAGATAGCTTCTTCAAGTTGAAATTTAATAGTCGATAAACTTTTGCCGTTTGTTGAGGGCTCATACATCTTTTGAGTTTGAGGCTTTTGCTTATCGTACCAAGCCTTACTCTTAGGACTCTTGCCTGATTTAGTGTAATAGGCAGGCTCAACCATCAAAGTCTTGTAGAGCAGATCTTTTTTCTGAGGAGCACTGTTTGGATTGAAATCTTCTACTCCAAATCTTTCACTGAGGAAAGCTACAAGCTCTTGTTTTAACTCTTCATACTTTTCAGTATATTTCACCGTAATCTCTTCAAGAACCTGCTTATCCACACCAATGCCAGTCATCTCCATATCTGTGAGATAGTGAGTTAGTGGTAAATAGATGTCGTAATAATAGCTGCGTAACTCTTTAGGGAACGCTTCCATCATATTCAAGCAAGCCTCTCTGTGACTTACCGCATCACCAGCACAGTAGTGATAGTATATATCAGGCTCAAGAAACTTCATCTTAGCCATCTCACTCTTGGCTAGTTTATGTTCCTTCATCTTTCTATTCAAGGCAGTATAGTACGGCTCATAGTTGGTGAAGGCTTTGATGCCTGTCTCCAACCCTTTGGGCAGTCTGCTGTCGAAGAAAGCAACAGCCTTCATACCGTCGAAGGCTAGTGTTTCATCAGGAGGATGAATGCCTCTGTGTCTGAGTCGCAGATCGTCAACGCGGATATTCCAGCCCATACGCCTTGCTTGAGGATGCTCAAGCATCAGCTTCATAGTATTCAGAAGCTCACGATTCTCAGTTACCCCGTCTTTGCTGATATTTAATACTATCGCTATATCTTTTTCGCAAGAGTACTGAAAATCATACATAACCTCGTCGTCGGTGTATTTGTTGCCAAACCACTCGGCGTCATAACCTATATCAAACATACCTTGGTTGATATATTTCTGCAGCATTTTTGTGTTCTCTGCAGGGTCGTCTATGACTAGGTACTGGTATCTGTCGTAATTGACATCGTTCGCCATAACTTTCTTAGCGAACACAAAAACATCTCTGAACTCTGGGCGCTTGGTAGGATCCATAGCAACAATCATCCCAGGTGCGTAGTTAGCGACAACCTTCCCGTACGGAGTATCTACAGTTTCTCCAAGATAGTCGCCCATCTTGATATTGGTGCGCATGATTCTTTTGAACGCTTCTGCACCCATAGGCATGATGAGCTTAGGCTTTATTTCTTCGATTTCAGCATCAAGCTCAGCTCGCCAATATTCTATATCTTCCGCAGTAGGTTTTGGTTTGCTGCCTATACCGTACTTTACTGTAGCGGTCATATACACTTTATCTAGGGGAATTCCCGCTAGTTCCAAGGCAGACAACACCTCGTCAGCACTCATACCTGCTTTACCGAAAGATTTAGCCTCCAAATCGTCTTTGTTTGGATGACTAAATACAATCATCAATTCAGGCTTGCTGTCGTCTAGTCTGAACGGAGCTACTCTAATTTTTTCTGACATAATTATTCTTTACTATGAAACCCTGTTTTTGCTGAAGGCAACAGGCTGACTTTCTTTGGAGGAATATTTTTGAAGTTACTTCTCTGCTGACTGTTTTTCTTGTCCTTGTCTTCCTCCTTGATTCTGTCCTCTGCTGCTTTGTCGTGCTGTTCAAAATTCATGAACTCTAGCTCAGCAAAATAATCAAACTGGAAATTCTTAGCATGACGAGACTTTAGACTGAATATACTGACGATAGAGTCTTGGGCACTATCACGTCCAATAGCCAACACCATATCAGCAGGCTTTAATATACCTTTGAATCCTGAGATTTCTGCATTCGTGAATTTCCTTGTCATCTTGCCGCCTGCCTGATGAAGCAGCCATACAGAGAAAGGATGCACTCCACCAATCAAATGATTGCTCAGATCGTCGACCTCAAAAGATACCTTCGCATACTTCTGCCACTCTGCATCATATTTTTCGTTGGTGGTCATGTAGTCCATCTGATCAATGTATACCAGATCAGGGTGGTACCCTTGTTCCTCATACAATCTATCCAGGTAGTTAGCTATAAATTTAGCTGTCAAGGGTGTCGCATCACGCAAGTCGTGTACCTTGATGTTGTCCTGTAACCCTTCTCTTGTACGACAATCCATGTACTGGAAAGAATCTTGCAAATCTCTCTGAATTATGGAATTTCCTTTGTGTAGATCGGTGTACGGTATTCTGAACACATTACTATAGAGTCGACTACAAATATTTTGTGCAGGTTCCTCCAAAGATAGGTACAAAACTTTCTTTCTCATCTTAGCGTTTTGTATGGCTGAGTAGGTGGCTACTGCAGTTTTCCCGCTGCCTGAGTGTCCAAGGATGATTCCCATTTCCTGGTAATTTAAACCTCTGGAGGCTGTGTCTACAGCAGCAAAGCCTGTAAGCAAACTTTCCCTGTGTTCAACCAATACAAGCTCGGAGAAGGGGCTAAACTCTTTGATATGAGATTTACTATCTTTTATCTCAATATCTCCGAGTAGCTTGCTTGCAGCGCTTAGGAGTTCCTCAGGGCTATTCAACTTATCAAGCTTCATCACCTGATAGCGTCTTGCCTTTATGAACCCTGCAAGATTTTCACGAATATACTCAGCATTTGTAGGCTCTCCGCTGTATATGTTTTCCCAGAACGCTACCACATTAGGTTTGTCTGCATCCAGAACCCCGTGTGTCTTTAGCGCTGATTGTAGATGAGCCAGACACAGTTGACTGTTGATAGGGGCAACGCCTACAGCTAGTGCAGCAGATACAAAAGCACGGTAAATATTGATCGTACCAAAATCCTCAGGTTTCACCTGAAGGTCTACAGCTTTCTGCATCACCTGCCTATCTAGAAACAGACAACGGATAACTAACTCTATATAATCTGCGTTATTGTAAATATCTGCATTATTACTCATATTGAAAAGCGATCCAAATCAAGTCCGTTTTGAACAATAAAGTCCTTCAAAGCCTGGGTCATTTCTTTCCTGGCAATATGACGATATTTTTCTATAATTTTCATATTGCGTTCTTCTGTGCTGAGAATTCTGAACCAGCCAAAGAACTTCAATGAGCTGTCGAGCATAAGCTCCTCGTATGTTTCATCAGGACGCAAAAGTCTACGAGCCAGGTTTTCTTGATGCTCCCATAAATCTCTATAATCTAGATTAGCGTTTGTTATTTCTACCACGTAGCTAGTCTCGCCTTGAGATTGCCAGGACTTCAAGAGAGCCTCAACTTTTTCTCCTCGGATATGCTCTGGAGTGAAGAATTGTACTTTAGGCTCCATCCTCTCGTACATTTTTTGTATGTATGTGGATGGAGGCAGCTCATAGTCTGCACACAACACAGCAGCCTCTTTGAAGTAGTCGTCCCAGGTATTAGAGGGATTATACGTGTAATTTTTTATCGTTAATCTTTTTTTCTCGCAGAAGTAATGCACCAGGTCTTCTACAATTGAAGGGTCTGCGAACTCTTTCCTTTGCGCTGCTTTTTTACGCTTAGCGACGTCTTTAGTTTGTTCCTCACTCATCTTAAGGATTTCTCATGTTCTTGTTTAATTATACTGAATAGCTGCTCACTAGTAGTATCGTCAGGGGACTCAAACCCGTAATCTCTAAGGTCGATGTTCAGACACCGCCTGCCGTTGATAACGAACTCTCGTTGAATCTCTCTGGCAAGTGTTTGTGTATCATCTTCGCCGTCAAGGATTAGAGTTATATGTTTCCATTCCTGAATAAGCTGCTTTTGCTTTTCAGATATACCTTTACCCAAGGTAGCCACACTATTAGCAAGCTTCAAGGCTTTTTTGACTCCCTCGACAACTACCACAGACTCGTGCTGCTTGGCTCCGTGATAGTTGAACAGATGATCGCCCTTCGGAAACAGGTGCATATATCGCATGAACTGGAATCGGTCTCCGTTCCAGGTTCCAGGTATAAACCTAACCTGCCATCCAGCATACGACGAGTCTTTGGAGAAAATAGGGAAAAACAAGCTTCCGCTAGTGTTTACAGTAAATCCACTATCAAACTGTATGTTAATTCCTCCTCCTTCAGGTATGTAACGAACACCTAGAGAGTCATAATAGCTTAGGTTATGCAGATGATCTTTACTTAAAAAGTCTAGTGCAGGGTGATTTGGAGGAGTCAAATCCTGAAGTAAATCTGCCTTAGAGTATGGAACAATTGTCGCATGAGGATACTCAACCTCATACACATCTCCAACAGCTCTCTCGAACTCTACATTGTCTCCTAGCAGCTCTTTAATCGGTAGCGTCTGTTCGCAGATAAAGCATCGACTGATGTCCCATCCTGGACTGACGTACCTTTTCATCTTCTTGCTGTGTGTAGGGTCGCAGGTCGGGCAGGGAATACGAAAACTCCCTCCCGACACTGGCTTGACCTTACCAAACTTATTCTTTAACAGTTCTAGAATCTTTTGATTCATTTTCAATTAACTCTAGTAAACCTTCCCGGAACTTTCCGTCAGTAAGATAATAGATATCATTGATTTCAGGCTCTGGATTACGTTTGTAGTCTGGATGGATTCGCCAAGAGTTACTGACAATCTGACCTAGGCGTAAATGAGGTCTTGCAAGCCAGTATTCTCGCAAATCTGCCAAGGTGCTCTCCACGTACTCTAGATTACGTGCAAACTCTTCTTTTTGTCGTTTTGTTTGTTCGTTACGCATTTACTTTGTGTATTTTTGCCAATCTATTTGTTCAGGACTATCCACGACGTTCACTGTCCATCCTTGTTCCTCGTAGTACTTCATACGCTTTTTAGCCATACCTTCCAGTGTAGGGTCATGGTTGTCCATAAAGTCGACAAGCACAAAGTGCGTTTTTTCAGGGAGATTAAACTTTTCTCTCTGTTCTTTTGTGAGTATCCGACTACCTCTATATGCCTCTTGCAGCACTTCAACTTTACTGCTACCTCCAGAAGCCTGAATAACTACTCGACAGTTAGGAATATCTACACCTGCACGGAAAGCGTCGCTGGCTATAAGTATCTGAAACTCATTATTACTAAACTCTTGAATTGTTTTGTTTTGCTGTGATGAGCTCAACGCAAAAGATCCAACATTTTTCTTGCTAGATTCTCTATGCAGATACTTTGTATCGTTTGGCATGTATTTGTACATGGGGATAAGATGATCTTTGACATGATCTATGAATATGATCGTCTGCCAAGAGGAAGGAACGAGAGAAGCTACCTTTCCTATAATCTCATTCCTCTTGTTGCATGTCTTGATCCCATACTTTAGTTTGCTCTCAAAGCTGTTGTAATTTTCAATAAACAAGTTTTCAGGCATTCTGACCATATATACCATGCCAGGAACAACGGCCCCTGCACCTTCAGCGTCCTCGTATGGAAAATAAATCAAATCTTCTCCGAACAGTCCTTTGAGTAGTTTGTCGGTATTATTAAAAATACCTTCTGTAGTGGCACTGAACCCAAACATCCTGACAGGTTTCAGTGTCTTCAGCGCATTCTGGAATGTGTCTTGTCCGGCTGATTGCATCTCATCAACAAGCAGGAGCTGGCATTTCTCAAGAGCACAGTTTTGGAGAGAACGAAACGTGGTAATCGTTATGTCGGAACTGATATCATTTTTACCGTCTCCGACAATACCTATGTGTTTTTCTGGAAAAAACTCCTTAAACTTTTGGTATGTCTGAAGCACAACCTGCTTGAGAGGAATAGCAAGAATGGTGTTAAGTTTGTTCCAGGCAGCGTAAGTCACTGCCTGGATATGAGTCTTGCCAAAACCTCCCGTGGCGTTAATTACTCCACTCTCTTCTGCTCCCTTAAACAGGAGGTCTATAACAGGTTGTTGCTGATAATCTCTAAGCTTGATTTTTTTAACAGCCTTCCAGTCCGGATCAGGCATAGGAGTACGAAGGTCTTCGTGCTCCACTACGTCCATATTTTTATTTATCAGCCCTACAATATCGTGATAGAAACCAGGTAGGGTATATATTGACCCGTCGCTATCAGAGGCGTAAAGCAACTTCTCTACAAAAACACATTCTCTTCGATACTGAATGCTTCGCATCTCTCTATGATGGTACCGCAGAAACTTACTGAGGTAAATAGGACAAGGGTTTACCTTGATGCCTCCATCAAACCTGGTTACTGTTATTTTCATTTTAAGTTAGCCTGTCTTTTGTTCCTTTTGCGTCCGTGTCTGTTTCCTTGCAATTGCCCTGCACTATTTCTAGGCATTTGATCGCTGATGACTCTGGACATAGCAGACTGAGCTAAATCTGCTAAACGTCCAGCGTTATTTGTTAGCCCAAAATATATAGCTGCTCCGGCCAACAAACCTGGAATGATAGCGTTGTTTTTATTTTCGTCTCCCATAGTTAGTGTATTTTGTTACAGATTGATTGTGTTGTCGACGTACTCACTCAGTTCGCTGTGATGATCAATCACAATGACTTGTTTAAATTTGCTGCTCTTGCCTAGGGTCTTGATGATCTCGAAATATTTTTTAGCATTTTCGTTATTCAACCCGTAGCTGCCTTCGTCAATAATCATAAACGGAAAAGCTCCGACAAACATGTTATGTAATGCTAAACGCAAGCTAAACCCTACCATAACTTGCTGACCGCCTGATATAGCAGGCAGCTGGAGGCCCTCAGCATTAAAAACATCAATACCGAAGGTTTCATTCACCTTTGCAGTGTATGGAAAGTCGAAGCTGGCGAGTACTTCATTCATGTACTCTGATACAGTCGAACTGTATGTCTGGATAAGTGCTCTAGGGAATTTGCCTGTATGAAACAAATCATACACACTCCTTAAAATACTGACATACTGATTGCGCTTTTTATTCTTCTCAGCATTTAAGTTACTGTCCTTCAGCTCCTGCTTGATGACCTTGATCTCTCTATTGTTTTCAGCAATTTCAATTTCAAGCTTTTTGACCGCTTCTCTGGCTTTTTGAAACTCCTCGATTTTTGTGCGTATGTCTAGTTGCTCTGCAGCGAATTGAGAAGAATCCTTGTCGTAAGCGGTTAATCCTGCTAGCTGTATCCTCAGCTTGTGTGTATCGTCGTCAATTCCGGAGATCTCATTATTTAGCAAGCTTAGCTTGCTCTCCCATGCAGAGTATTTTGCAATAACAGACTCACACAAATCGTAAGCCTCTTGATCGAATGACACGTCCGAGTAGCTGTTCAAGGCATTTTCTATAGTCTGTAAAGAGTTTTCGTAAGCTTCCCAAGCAGACAGATAGGCTGTTCTATCTTTTAACTCAAGCTGTACAGAAATCAGTTCTGCTTTTTGCTTCTGTCCTGCTGCGATGATAGGTTCGCGTTCTTTTTCTACATGAGCCACTAGCGCTGCTATATTTTCAACTTTCGTTCCGCATGTAGGGCATACTCCTGAAGCTAGTCCTGATTTTTCATACTCTTCAATTTTCTTATTTAATTCTACAACACTGCTTCGCTTGGCCTTCAGTGCAGCTTCAAGCTCCAGCTCTTTTTGCCTAAGCTCCTGAACTTGCTCCTTATCTACAGCTACCGCAGGCTTTACAAGAGCGTCTTTCTTAGACTGCCAACTTTGTCTTGCCTCATGTAAGCTTTTTGCAGCCTTTTGTTCGGCAACACAATCACGATACTCTTGAATGGTTATGAGCTGCATCTTGCTCTTGATAGCGTCCGCCGCTCCACTCAACAGCTTGCGCTGCTCTAGACTTTCCTCCAGCTGCTTGCTTAGTGCAGATTGTAGTTCTCCAGATTCTTCTACTTTAGCTAGATAGGCTCTTCTCGCAATATAAGAGTCGTATAGGTTATCGTCGATATCGTACTCAGCAATCTGCTCCTGCCCTAGCTCCACCAGCTTCTCTAGACATTGCAGGTCACTGTTAAGTGTCACAAGATCTTTAACAGGATACTCTGGAGGAGCATCCTTTATATATCCATTCCAGATAGTGTCCCTGAGCTTGGTTGTGTTTGGAACCATGAATATTTTCTGAAATAGCTTTTCTTTGGTGCTGTTGTCACCGTTAAACAGCAAAGCAATTTCTCCCTGGTTGGACACAATAACGTTTTGAACGATATTCTTATCTATCTGAAAGAGATTGTCCCATATCTCATTAACTTCGGAAGATTTTTTGTATGTTTTACCTTCATACATAAAATTTACCTTGGCTGAGTCTATATGTCGTTCCAGCACTGCTTCCTTTTCGTCAATCAGCAGGTGACCTATAACATATCCGCTTGTCTGTCCTACAGTGAGCATGTCGGCTTTTGTCTTGCCGTAACCCTCGCCAGTAAGAAGAAATATGATAGCTTCGACAATACTGCTCTTACCGCTACCATTACCTCCAACAATTCCAGTCACTCCAGAAGCAAACTCGAACACCGAGCTGCGGTGCGACCGGAAATTTTTAAGTACCAGTTTAGTAAGTTCCATCGAATATTTCTTGGATAGATGTATTGATCAACTCCCTAGGCATGGTTGCAGGATGATGATTCGTATACGGAAGACAATTACCGTCCCATTCTTTTGGAAGATTTCCAAGATCATGTAATTCCTCTGCAACTACATGTGTAGGAGCCTCACTACGCATGCTGTCGGCATGAATGCACATGATGCTGTTTACGGTGTTTTCCACAGTCTGCAAAGAATCTTCCTCAGGAGCAGCAACAATAAATTCTTTTTCTACAGTGATTTTATACAGTTTATATTTACTCATACTTTATTCTTCGGTAATGTTTACTACGTTTCTTAGTTCAGTCACTTCTACGATTTTGTATTCTCGTTTAGGATGACGTTTGCTTAATTTTTTTATTTTATCGTTAAGCGCAGGCAGAGCGTAATCTGGATATGCGCCTGACCGTAGACGAAAGACACCTGAATGCCTTGAATACAGCCTCCAAGGAGTGAATGTCTCTGAGAGAATCTCTCGTCCACGAGAGTCTGTGGATGTAGCTGGCAGCTCAGAGTATTGAACAGAGAGCACCTTTGTTCTAAAAGCTATATGATACCTTACGGTAGTATAGTTTAAATGATTCATAACAGCTCAAACGACTTCTCTTTCATCTTGAATTCAAAGTCTAGGTCAATCGTTTGACCGTAGGTGTCAGGCAGTTTTGTTGCATAATCGCTATGCTTTCTAGGATTTTTATTTCCAGGAATGCTTTCGCTATAATGAAACAACGGCACGTACGGTTTGGTTCTCCAGGTATCGTGAGCCAGCAGAAAAGCCTGCGCTTCCTGCGCGAAATACCCTGCACCTGGATTACATTTATGATGCAGATAATCAAACGTTATCGGTATTTCAGGACTATCAAAATAATCAAACAGTTGCGCTACTGTCCAACCTGCCGGCTTGTCGTCATTCTCCAAAACTAAACGACTCGTAACATTTTCAGACAAGCGGCTCATATTACTATAGAACAGATCGCGGACAGCTTTTCTTTGATCGTCAGAGACTGCACTACGATTAACATGGATATTTATCGGAGATTCTTTACTGAGAGGGCAGCCTATTCTCGTCATAAACCATCCCTGAAAATCGAGCTCGGATACTGTTCTAATCACCGCATCACTATTCTCGCTAGCCAATACATTGAATTGATCTGGGTGACTACTCAGTCTTACTTTGTAAGTTTCTCGAGTCTCTTTAATTTTATCAAAACCTTCAACAATCTCATCTATTTGAGGAAATTCCTCAAACACTATGTGAGCTTTTTCATAGGTCATTAGCGGGAATATATTGCTGCTTAACCTGTAGTTATGATTTCTAACTCCGCAGTACTCGATTGCTTTTTGAGTTACAAGAAGATTATTTAGTATAACATCTCCTAGCTTAACCAAAGCTTCCGCTCTCTCTAGAGAACTGAAGCGTTTATAAGTCATTGTTTTAAACTTAAGCGGAGGATCATTTTCTTCCAGTTCAAGAACAATACAACACACACCTCTATTACGAATCATTACAAATAATTGTTTCTATTTTGGTTTTGCTCATCCCTATGATCAATACTGTAGTTTGCTTCTACAACCTCACAAATAATACGAATCATTTCTGGAACTTCTAGATAAGTTCTGTAGCCGGCCTCATCATTGACTTCCTTGATTTTTCTTTGGATCTGTGGAGTTATTTTAGTTTGATCAATTTTTGTCATTTTTAAAAATGTTATCAACAAGCGCAATAGCGTTTTGTTTCGCTATTTTTTAAGCTTTTCTAGATATTCAACAAAAGCTTCCATTATCCTGCGTTCATCTTCTTCATCTCTATCGAACGTACGAGCTAGATCTGCCTTTAGCGTACTGAGCACTATGGCGATACTTTCTTTACCAAAGATAGCGGGCAGAGATACCGCGTTTATGAGTGCGTTATATACTCTAGCTGCCTCTAACTGACTTTGTGTTAATGCCGGAACAACAGACACCGTAGGTTCAGAGACATGCTCCTCCTCTAAAGGCTTTTGTTTTTTTGGCTTTGTGTGGAATGTTAGAGTGAGTGACGCTTTGGTTTTACCTTTTTCCGTATATATGTAAAGCTTGCCTTGGAAGTTCTCCAGAAACACTTCAAGGTCTTCCAATCCGTCGTCTTCATAAGTCCTATACCACCTGTCTCCACAGCAAGCGCAATCTGTGTCTGTAGCGCAGCCATCAAAGTATATACCCACACTCTCTGCGATGCTATTTGCTTCTTCAGCGCTGCTAGCTTCAATGATTACTACCTCGTCAACGTCTTCATTCTGGATATAGTCTCCTCCTGAGTTATTTTGTTGGTATTTGTAGTACATAGATTTTTAATTAAATTATTTGTCTAGATTAAAACCGGGATATTGGTTCTGATGTGTACAGCGTTATTGTTTTTCTTGTTTCTCCTAGCACAGAGCAAAGAATTACTGAGTGCGGCTCATAACCTTCCGAATCTTCATAGGCATATATTCTGTGGCGTTTCCCGTCAAGAACAGCTATAAGCTCCTCACACTCTTCCCTGCTTAATTTTACTTGTGTATCTCCGCTTTGAATTGTGAGCGTTTCAAGGAACTTTTCAGGATATAGATTGAATCCTGCTGCCACTGTAAATTTTTCAACAGCAACTTGATTAGATATCAGCATATTATTTTTTAAGGCACTCGCAACGCGTTCCTGTCGAACAACCAGCCAGCTTGGATTGCAGATAGAAGCCTCCGCAGGTGATAACTACCAAGCAAGTAATTATAAATAATATTTCTGCAAATTTATGTTTGTCCATATTTTGATTTTTTACTCTCGGTTGTGTTACCGACTACCTTAAAAGATGCTGCGTAATCTGCTAGATCACTGAATGTTTCAAACGCATTAGCGATAACTACAACAAAACAAGCAAACTTTTCGCTATATTGCACTTCGCCAACAAACTTCACGCCATCATCTTTATAAGCAAACTCTAACAGATCCCCTTCGTAGATATCGGTATCTCTTGAGTCTTTTAGTCCAGTGCTTTGCTGAACAGGATTATCATATTGATCTAAATAGCGATCAGAGTAATCAAAATAGCCTAATTGAAAATGAGTAAATCGGCCAAACTCTGGAATATAGACTCTAAATTTCAACGTGCGCATATCACTGATTATCTTAAGATGGTTGCTATTAGCAGGATGACAGATATTATAAAAGTAATTGAACAGATAATTGTGGTGGCGATAAATAATAGGCGCTCTTTCATATCAATCCTCCCATTTGCTTAGTATACGCAGAAAAGCCTCTTTAGCTGAGATGTTAATTAGTTCTTTGTGAGCCATGTTTAAATACCTTTACTAAGTTCATCGACTTCTTTTTGAAGAGTAGCGATCTGCCTCTTTAGTACATGCACTTTATCGAGGGTTTTTTGTCTTTCTATTTGTCTAGCGTCAAGAATGTCGCCTATCGTCTCATCTTTCCAGATACTTCTAATTGGATAAGCGTCGATACACCAATTCGCAGGCAGGTCTTCTTTGCGAATTATCTCGTGCACAGAAAACACTGTACATTTGTTTCCACAAACCGCACTCACAATTAATCCAGCAGTACCTGAGTCGTCTGCTGCCACAACCCCATCTAAATGCACTTTGTATAATTTTTTCACGTTAACTTTTTCCTATAAAAATATGCCAAACAAAACCGTTCACATGTATAGTCTTTAGATGAGTCAGCTGGTCAGCATTTTCAATCTCCCAACCTGTACCGTAAATTTCGAGGTTAATCTTCTCTGTAGGTTCGCTAGGATCTACAACCGCCCAAAGATACAGCTCAGACCCTTGGAATTCGATGTCGATAATATTTTCCCAAGCCCAGCGAGGCAGTTCAACACTTGCTTCGTGCGGAGCGTCATGAGATCTGCTCCAATTTATAGGGTACTTATAGATTTTCTTCATACTTACTTCCTTATTCCCCAGCTGTCATTCTATTTCCTTTCGTTCCAGATATTGATCAACCTAACAGGAATTCTATCTTTGTTCAAAGCACTCTCTAGGACTTCTGATCTAATATAATCCCAGGGGCCAGCACATCCACAGCCTTGGCAAATAACATTAGCAGGTATTCCTTCTCTATCTTCTGTGCTGTGCTGAACGGTTAGATCGTTACCGCCACAAAAAGGGCATGGTTTTATGTCGTCAGACATGTTAATAAACTACAGAATTTAAATGTTCTCGTCGAATTCTGACAAAGATACAAAATCTACAAACGAAAGCGTGAATTTTCCATTACGATCAAACCCAGTTTCTAGATAATAGACCATTACGCAAGGATAGCTGATTTCATAATCTTCATTTAATTCCAACTCCACATCAGCTGAGTACTTGGGGTTGTGAATATATGTGACGTCATCCTCGTGTTCCTCTGTAGCTTCAAGAGACTTAAAGCCTAAAACCTCTACGAGTTTGGCTTGCTCAACCTCATCACATATCTCTTTTCGATCTCTCTTTTCTCCTGCTGCCTCATGCACGGTCATGTAATAATCGAAGCTTTCTTTCACGTCAGGAGGCATGTTTCCCTTATCGCTCCTGGAAAGTCTGCTCCAGGCAAGGAAAGGTTCTAGTTTAGGTAGATCCTCTTCCTCCCAAATGCTTGACTCTTCCCAGTCCCCTTCTTCGTTAATCTTACCGTATAGACTGATGTAATTCTTCCAAGCCCAGAGCCAGTGTTCCTCTTTGCTTTTAAATAATTTTTTATTCATTTCTTTTTTTTGATTGCTCCTTCTACTTCCTCTAGAATAGCTAGGAATTGTTTGTCCAGCTGTCTTTGCGTATCATACAATAAAGCAAACGCGTAATACACTCCTTGAGTAGCTGCCAGCTCAACAGCCATCTCAGATGTTCTTTGTAGCTCATCTTTGAGTGTATATCTTCCGTATGTAGTGTCTATGTTGGATATATTCATCTAATTATCGAGGTCGATGAACGCTTCTTGCTGTTCTAGTTGCTTTAATTTTTCGTAAACCTCGAGCGTAAGCTCGTCATTGTGTTGCTCGAAATCTACCCAATCCATTACCTCCTCTAGCCATGATCTAAATCTAGCTATTGTCACCAGGGTATGGTCATTGTCTCCCCAGCTAAAAGGCGCGTCGTCAGAGAGTGCGTCAAATATCCAGCTCTTCCATTTTTCTGGAAACAACTTACTTAAAGGATATGCTGCAAGATTAACGACTTCAGGAATTTTATTGGTCATACTATTCTTCGAAAGGTTCAACAAACTTAATCAATTTTTTAAGCTTAATAAGCGTACAGTCTTCTCCGTCTGCAAGGTGAAGATTATCAAGCAATACCTCTCTTATGCCTTGCACCAGCTCGGATATTCTTGTCGCAGCTTCTGCTACGCAAGCGTTAGCTACTCCGTCGTCTGACTGGATGTCCTGAGATAAGATATAGAGTGAGTTGATGAGGATTTGGTCAGGAGTTTTCATGGTAAGTTATTTAAATTCCAAAATCAGTCATTTTTGAGTGTATGTTCTCCTCTCGTCTGGTCCGGCTAGAGAGGCTACTTCATCACCTTCCGCATCAAGATAGTCTATTTCAGCGTCAATGCCCAAAGCCGACAATACAGCAAGCCAGCCACTATCTTCACAAGGACTACTGTGAACGTGGTGTAACTCAGTTTCACCGTTATTTATAAACCAATCCGTTCCTAGCTCTGTACAGCAACCATCGCCACACTCGTAGCTATATGTTCGCTGTATTATCTTTATTTTCTTCATTGTTTGATTCGGTGTGCCTCCATTTACCTAGGGTTTTTAAAAGAGCTTCTGCTCTCTGTCTGGCTGTTGCGTGACAAACTGCAAACCTCCAATAATAGGGATATTCGCGCTCCTCGTTTTCTTTTTTAACTATAGAGCAAAGCTCTTCCTCAAACAGCATACCCTGCTCATAGTCTAGTAGCTGTTCCGCCTGATGTATTACGGTTAGATCGTCGCAGAAAGAGGGCAGTTCCCACGATGTCCAGTCTACTCCTCCGTAGGCCCACACATATACATGATCCTCCATGTACACACCAAACCATTCTGCAATCGCTTCGTTAATCTCTCGACCTGTCATAGGTTCTTTCCTCCTCTTCTCTAACTTCCGAGGTAGTTAATTCTTTAGGGTGTTTAAAGAATCCCAGAGCAAATTCAACTCCAGGAAACTCCTCTACTTCCACTCCACACCAGCTGCTAGCTATATGAAGTTTAGCCACAGTATACTCCTTTCCTGCCTCTAGTAGGGTTTCAGCACTTTCAATAATATTTTTAAACCAGAAAGGCCGAACACCTATAAACTCAATTTTGCTTCCTTTTCTAGGCCATTGTTTCATTATAAAATGTGCGTGAAAGATGCGCACCCCCTGACAATAAGTTAATTTTCGGAAACAACTTCGTGATGCTTTTTAATCTTCACAAGTTGCCAGTCGGCTGGACTGAGGTGTGTGAGTCTGAACTCTTCCTCAAGATGCTCCTTATCGTCCTGCAGCACGTCGTCATGATAGCCTATGAACACGCAATGCTGTCCTAGGTACAGAGGATCGATGTGAAGCCATTCATTAGGAGTTTTCCTGCTTCTGTATGCCCAGCAAAAGCAGGATTTGTCGTTTAGCAAATTAGTCGAGCTGCTCATATAAATCAGGGTGTATGGGATTGTAAGTATCTACAAACTCAAAGAATTTTTCTCTTGTGAGTTTGCCTTCGTTGGTTTCGACAGCGTATGCAATAGCTTGTCCGTAAGGTCCACTAAGCTGCTCTTCTAAAAACTCAGGATCATCAAAATTAATGCGTCCGATGTCGTAGGAAATTTTTAAAAGCTCGTTCGGAGAAATTTTCCATCCTCGCTTTAGAAACTTATTTACTCTAAACAATGCACACAAAGGGAAACCGCTGCCTACGTAGCGCAACTCTTTCGCAAGAATGGCTTCGAGACTATCTGCATTCAACACAAGGTTATCTGGAGTATAATAGTTTTTGCTGTGAACAAAATCAAAAGTCTTATGAATTTCTTCGACTGATCCGCAAAACCTAATTACTACCTGAATGCCTGACGATAGGGTTATAGCATTTATAGAGAAGTTTATCGGTTGAAACATGTTTTCGTTTGTAACCACAGAAAACTTCTCTTTTGTTTTCCCTATGATAGAAGGAGCTATAGGAGCAGCAAAACGTACACCGTTGTCGACAAGCTCCAAAGAGTGATGTTGATTCCCAGTCAAGTCTGCGTAGTACCTAGCCAATTTAAAGGCTGTGCGCACATCACTAAGATATACATCATAATCGTGAACAGGTTCATCGAGGAGCATACTGCTTATACATCCTCCCGAAACAATCACATTTTTTCGTACCTCGTCTCTAAGCTGCTTGTTACCGATATGAGAGGTCCAGGCGCCTATTTTGTCTTTAATGTTTTTTGCAATTTCTCTCTTGTTCATGTTGCTGGTAAGTTGAATGCTACGTAGATATACACTCGTTAGTTTTTGTATTGTATAAAGACCACACCGCACTCTTACCAAAGGTAGAGTGTTCCTCGATTAACTTAAGCTCACTGTCATTATATCGGAGACTATGAATATCCATAATCATGACATCGTCGGAAAAAGAATCATCAGAATACACAGAGTGGGTGAAGCTGAGACAGGTCACATCGAAAAAATCTGTATATAGCTCATACACACCAAAGACACCTTTCTGTATGTCGAGACCAGAAAATACGAAGTCTTCATCAATATCAAAAATATCCAATACTTCTCCCCAGGTACTCGTTACTTCGTCTTCGTCTAGAGCTGACAAATGTACCACTTCTCCAGCCTCATTCTTCACCTCTATGAATGTATTTGAATCTACGAAAGGTCCAAACTGATGAGCTATGTCATCGAGCTCATGCAGACTATTTTTGGGAAACTCTTCTTCAATCTCGGCAGGAGCCTGGGCTTCTTCGGAAATGTAACTTTGGAGATCTCCAGAATCACTAAAGTAGCGATATACTTTCTCGCTTATTTTACCTATATAGAACTCTCCGCCTAGTCCATGTAATGTTATTGTGTATTTTTGCATATTAGACTAATTCTGCCGCTTTAAATTCATCCAAAACAGCTTTAGGGTCATGTGACGTCAGCAGCTTATAAGCAGTGTCATATACCAGTTTTTCATAAGGTATGCCTACTGTAAGTTCTCGTAGAACACTACCGAATCTATCTGCTGTTTTTAATTCAGATCGAATATTTATCAGCTCCTCTCTACCCTCCTCGTCTTTTTTAACTTTGGTAATTTTTACAAAACCTAATTCGTATAGGAAATTAAGTTTGTTGCCTATCTGAACATCTCCGTAGATCTTTACTAAAAATACAGGGCGCTTTCCTTGTCCTTGGTAACGCTTGAAAAGCTCTGGAGTCAACTTATCCAAATCCTCGTCAGCGACATCAACAGTGACATATTCTCGAGGCAGTTTGTAGGGAATGCAAGTAAGAGCAGCTCCATCATAATAGTACAGACCGTCTTTTTTTGTTTCGTTGCCTGCCGTTACACCAAGGCTTCCGCAGTAACCAACAAACAGCTCCTTCTGACAGTTTATATCGTAGTACTGCATTGTTCTACGAATATGGATATCGCCTAGCAGAATTCCCTCAAGGCTGCGACACTGATTACCGAACTCGAGTTCCTTCAGGCTTATTTTCTTTTTATCTTCACAGAAGGGCCACAACTCAGGAATTTGCTGATGCATGAATATCCAGTGCACACTGTTCGTGTCCCGTTTGTTGAGCTCATGATTCACCAAAGCTACAATGTCCGCAGGATTATCACTATAGTCTACCCCTACAAACTGAGGTACACTGTTTATGCTGTCAAACCCACACACAGTCTCCCAAGTAGCTCCATTTACAGGCTTGCTATGATCGCCAGCCAGTGCAACAGGAGTCACACTATGTTTTTTAAGCTTATTGATCTGCTCTGTTACGAAGCTGATTGTATCGCTGCTCGGCTTATTATGGTCGAACAAATCACCCACACTAACCAGGTAGTCAACTTTGTACTCAATTGCAGTGGCTACAGCCAGTTTGAATAAATCTCGATTATCTTGCTCGAGCTCTGGAATGTTGTACAGTTTACTCTCGAGGTGTTGGTCGCTAAATGCTATGAACTTCATTTTATTTTGACTCTATGTTCCGCGAACGATGTTTCCTTGTTCTTTGATTTTCCAGTCAGCCACCGCAGTCATCACATTCTTGCCTAGTCTAGGACTAGCTAATTTCAACATACGCAGGTTTGGCCAGGCAATCTTGCGCACAGCTAAAACCTTCTGTAAGGCTTCTTCGACAGAGAATCCTTGCATTACCCAGGCGATTATAGCTATCGCAGAACTGCGAGCTATCCCAGCAAAACAGTTAACACCCAGATTATGATATGCAGGGCTAGCGACAAAGGGATCCAAGAAACTAATGATGTTGTTGATGTGCTGTTCTCGAGGCCCCTGCTCTTCGATATTACTCTTAATAAATGGTTCTTCGTCTTCATCACTCCAATCTCTAAAATACTGCGCAAAATGGGATATGCCCTTACGCTGTAATCTTTGACCTAGTCTGAAAACCCTAGGCTTATCCTCAGGATCGACAGCACTAATCCATACATCCTGCAAAATAGTAGTTTTGTATGGTAAATCTGTTGCTTTGTTTAAATCAGTAATAACTATAGAAGCTATCATAGTATCAATTTTCTGTGTTCTTCCTTCACTTCCTCTACTTTATTCATTTGGCTGTTTGATGGTATGTGCGAAGTAAGTATATCGTATACTTGACTAGGAATGCTGATGGTCTCTCCGTCTTCAATAAAGAGAAACCCTTCATTAACTTTAGAAAGAACTGCCTCCTCAAAGTCCTCGTCGGCTTCTTGAAGAAACTCGTATACTTTCAACAACTCACGAGTCATTTTTTTCCCTGTACTCATATACAGGTAATACTGCTCATTTATAGAGAACAGCTCTAAGATACAAAACTCAGTTGCTCGTGGTTTCTTTTTAGAGAGTAACTCTGTTTTAATTCTTTCCATAAAATAAAAAGCCCCTGCAAGTGGGGGGAGCTTGCAGAGGCTGTTGGGAGTACTCAGCTTGCGGCTAGGGCAAACTGATCCTCAATTTTTCTATTCAAGTATTCTCTTTCAGCATCTATAACGAGTCCTCGGACAAGATTGGAGGCAATTACGTTACCTTCAAGATCTGTGGCTACCCACAGTTGCTGATCGTGATCAAACTCTACATTAGATACACGAGTCACCTGTTTTGCGCCGAGGGTGTTCAATCTATCTACCAGATCATTAGCAAGACACTGAACATTTCCTTCTCTATCAATATAGATGGTTGCGTTCATCGCTGCTCTAGATGCTCATCAATTTCCAGAGAAATAGGCTCCTCGTATTCTTCTGTCATTCTACGCGTACTTTCGTCCGCAAGACCCAGAGACTTTTCAATAAACTTTGTAGCCTCTAGACAAGAGGAGCCGTACCCTTCAACTTTATCAATCAACACATCTCCATTTTTGCTTATCTTAAATATAATTTGTTTAGACATAAATCATCGAATTTCTCAAGAATTTACCGTTCTTGTCATACTTGAATTTAATTCTTACGGTGTGTTTCTTTTCCATAGGGCAACTCACCACATAGGTAACAGTCGCTTGTGCAGTGTCGGGGGAGTCTGCGTCATCGACTGGCTTGATGTGATGATAAGGAATATGCACCTCGCATGGAGTATTTTTTTCTCCTGGAGGGGTCGCAGATTCCTTGGTCAAAATATCTTTAATTGACCTAGCCAACTTTGATTTAATTAATTCGAATTCTTTATGTTCAATTTCCATAGTTTTACTTTTCTGCAATTACAACCAACTCACCTGTAGCCAATTCCTCAACCTTATAAGTAAGATCTTCGTCATACATAAACTTCTTGAGTTCTGTAAGTGCGTAGTTCTGTTTAATCTTTTGCATTTTTGGTCCAAGCTGCTTTTCTATGCTGCTATCAAAGAAATCGCAAACGAAAAACGCATTACCTGCCTGGTCTACATTTATACCTACATCGAACCCAGAAGCCTTGGGGTTCAATGCAACATACTGATGCACATCCTCCTTTCTTGGGTCTGAGTGATATGTCCGACACTTGCTGTTTTGTACAATCTTCCATCCCAGCGACTCAAACTGAGACAGTAAGTTTGTAATGTTTTTAAACTGTGTTGTTATGTTTACAGCGTGACTCATGATATTTGGATTTTTTCGTACGTGCCTGCCTTCTGGAGCCACAGCTCCACAATTTCTTTTGTATCAAACGTTTCTTCGATGACTTTGAAGAAATCCTTGAAAGATAATTTCAGCGACTCTTCTCCGTCATCTTTTAATGTAACGAGACTTACAGAATTCTTATCAATATCCATAACGTCTCCATTAGCTACCTCACAGTAAGGCAGATAAAGTTCGTGGTTATCGCCCCTAAATTTGACATTAAGCATGTCATACATAGGAGGGTCAATCATGTCGTTATCTTCGCTATACATAACTATACACTCAATTTACGGAAATACTCGCCAGCGACGTTAGCTACATCTGAGGTGTCCTCGGCAGCTTTCACAACATTACTAAGATGTGTCTTAAGCAGAGAGATGGCGTCTTTGTTTCCTTCGAAGTCATGCTTACCGTTAAGGAGATTTTCAAGCTTACTCAGCTCAGCCTCCACAGACTTGTCATCTGCAAAGTTTGCAGACCTGAACTCCTCTATCTGCCTGTATATTGATCTGATACTTGCTTCGGAGACCAGCTCTTTTTTGGTAATCTTGTTGAGAACAACACTAAAGTGCTCGGCAATCTTGCCACGCACAGTCTGCGTAACCTCATCCATGAATTGGCTAAGCTTAGAGGAATGCACCTCTAGCTGTTGCGCATACTCCTGGCGGTACTTCGCAGCAGCCTGCTGCTTTGCTTCGGCATGATCTTCTTCACGACGAATCTCATCCTGCAGGTTCAGCTCATTAAACTCAGTAGGCAGAGCTATCTCGTAAGAGACAATATCGAAACAGAATTTTTTCGCAATCTTTTCGAGAGGGGGATAATAAGAACTCAAGTCATCCACACTCACAGTGTCTTTATGGGCGTTATAGTACTCAATAACTTCTCGCTTATAGTCTTCGTACTTTAAAACAAACTCGTCTACCATAGCCAGGTAACCGGCACGGAGCTCGTTTAACTTCTTATACACTTCAATAAACTTTGTCTTTGGTACGAAGTGAGCTTGAGCAGCCAGCGGAAATGCGAACGAATTTTCGTAGAGGTATTTCCTAGCCTTCTGCTCATAATTCTTGAACTTGTTGAAGACTGAAGGCTTGATCAACATTTTCTTGCCCAGTTTAATAGTCTCTGGGAGTTGCTTATCTAATTTGATGTCTCCTTCAGTCAAGTTATAGGACATTCCCCACATACCGACATGCAGGTTTATAAGTTTCCCATCTTGGAAAACCTTGTTGTAGTGCTGTTGCAGTGTGGATGACAGTTTGTAATCGGACATATTTATTATTGGTTGGTGTTTGTTAGATGTCTTCGTTGCTGATGGCGATAGATAACTTTCTCATGTTTTTTTGTACATCTGCTACAGGGTCTCCTTGGGAAGAAACCATGACTAGCTTGCCTTGTGCCTGTCTGCGCATGATTTTCAAATCTTCTTCATGGCTCGTAGCGAACGGAATAAACTCAGCCAATACTTCAAGCACGTGAGTATCTGCTACTTCTTCACCAACATCAAACGCTTTATACAGCGCATCTTTAAAAACTTCTTCAATCTCAGCACCAGTAAAATTATCTGAACCAGTCACCAGAGTCTTTATGCTGAAATCTTTTGGATTTCTTCCGTATTTCTTAATTACTACATTGAAGATTTCTTTGCGCTCCTCAGCGTTAGGTAAATCTACCCAGAACAACTGGTCAAAACGACCTTTACGGATCAGGGCGGCAGGAAGCAGAGTATGGTTGTTCGTCGTAGCTACAATGAATGCAGGGTTATTGCGGTCATTCAGCCAAGTCAGGAACGTACCGAAGATACGGCTGCTTACCCCACTGTCTCCTCCGCCGGAAACAGCATTGTTACTTAGAGACTTTTCAATCTCGTCAATAAGAATAACACACTTACCTATAGACTCTACGGTTTTGATAACCTCCCGCATGTTCTTTTCGCTATTACCCACAAGCGAATCAAAAACACTACCTACATCAAGAGAGAACAAAGGGCAGTCAAACTCTCGAGCGATAGCCTTGCAAATAAGGCTTTTGCCTGTGCCTGGAACACTTGCAAGAAGCATACCTTTAGGCATAGGAAGTTTGTAGTCTCTGGCAGACTTGGAGTATGCGTTTTTCCTGGCGGTCAACCACTTCTTCAGTCCGGACATGCCGCCAACATTATCAAACGAAATGTTGGGTTCCATATAAGTAAGCAGACCGTTCTTTTTAAGCTGACTTATTTTTTCTTGAAAGACCGCCTCTACAAACCTCTGATTAAAGGCTTTTGCGCTGATGTAGGCCATAGCAAAAGCGTTCTCAACCTCGATGTTAGTCATACCTTTCGCTGCTTCAACAGAAGCCTCGACAATACCTGTAGAGATTTCGATCAGCGGCTGATTGCTTTCTGCCAACTCCTTATTGATTGAGTTTTTGATAAACATCAAGCGCTCTTCAATAGAGGCGGAATCAGGTAGAGTATAGTCAAGCAATTGAATTTCCTTAACAAGCTCTCCTGGTACAGCAAACTTATGCCCTACGAAAATAATCATGTTACGAAGCCTTTTAAGCTTGTTCCATGCATTCCTGAGCAAGCGGATGTTAATTACCTTGTCGAAGTGCAGATGAAAGTCGCGCAGAACAAAAATGTTGTTTGCGTGCTTGTACTTCTGAATATACTCTAAAAGATTTACCGTTTGCCTTGTTTCTTCTGGATGGGCGAGCTGATTTTCACCTGCTCTGCACACCAGTCCTTCCTGAGCATCCCATTCATGGATTGTGATTCCTGGCTCTCTCTCCCTCAGGGTCAGCAGATCTCTTGAAAACCTTGTTTCTTCGTGGGTGAGCACAAATAGACCAGGGTAACAGGCTTTGTGGTAGTTGTGTATTTTAGTCGTGAAGTCCATGCGATGATATGGGTGTAACTATGAAGTTATTTTTCTTTACTTGCTTGTTAATCTCGGTGTCTTTTACGTTAAAAAACCCGAGCATGTCTGACATCATTGCACAGCGCAACGAAGTCCCGGTCCTGTTGGCCCGGCTACGGTAATATTGCACCTCAGAAGGATGCATATTTTTTTCAATCCAAGAAGCAGCTATCTGAAGAGGGTGTTCTTCAGCAATAGGCTGTACTGCTGGATGGACTGTTGTTATATCAGTAGAAGCCGATATTGGTCTTCTTGTTACAGTAACTGGTTCCTTTAAGCTCTCGTGAGACTTTATAACGGCAGCTAGCGTTGTCTTATTCTTTGACCCTTTCGGTCTGCCTCTTTTTTTAGCCTCTGCAACAGGTTGTGCAGCGGCTAGCTCTGGTTGCACATAAACCTTATTCTTTGACCCTTTCGGTCTGCCTCTTTTTTTAGCTATAGGAGCAGGCTCAGGGGATACTGGAGCTGTATCGGTTTTGGGTTTGTTTTTAGATCCTTTTGGGCGTCCTCTTTTCTTAACAGGGATACAAGCAGAACTACTCGACGTTGTCTGGGTCTTCTTCTTGTAGCTCCCTTTTCCTAATTTTTCTCTCATGAGATTTTGCTACGTCGGTATAGTACTTATTTTCAAGTTTTACTCTCTCAATACGTTTATACTGATTGCGTCTATCTCTGGTCTGATATTTTCTTATGGTTCTACTCATAATACCTTCAAGTATAGCATACTCGTTAGTATTTGTAGACCCTATAATATTTTTTATTCTTGCCAGAGGATTTTTTTCCTATGATACTGGTGAATATAGACAGTGAAGCGTCCACGAACCTGAACAGGTCGGAGACTTGGCTGGTTGATTTTTTTCTTTCTTTTGCTTTTTTACTGCTGTTATGACCCATGATGAAATTAAACATACTGTAGAATTGCTGATGCATAGGAACAACGCAAAGTCACTGTTCCTAGGGCGTCAGCTTGCCTTCTCGGTACTTCCTCCCTCCTACTTTATCGAAAATTATCTTTACGACAACGAAGGTAGATTGCAGTCATTGGAAGCTTTCCCGATGCTGAAGCAGATATATGACAATGTGCCTCAGAAAATGATCTTGAAGTGTAGTCGTAAAACTCTAAAGTCTACTTTATTGTCTAATTTTATATGTCTAAATTTGATAAGGTTTAATTATTATAAGATGATGTATGTCGGACCTCAGGAGCTGACAACTAAGTATTTTTCTAGTAATTATATTCCTCCGAGGTTTGAAAGCCCTAAAGTTAAAAATCTTTTATTAAAAGGATGGTTTAAGAATGATGTATTTGAAAAAATATTAGATGATACACATAGTAGTGTGTTGTTTAGATATTGTAGCGATGATGCCACCAGAACTCGTGGCCCGGCTATTGATTGTGTCGTGTATGATGAAGTACAAGATATACAGCACGACCAGATACCTATTATTCAAGAAACTATGGCAATGTCTCCATACAAACGGGAGATATTTGCAGGTACTCCGCTAGACTCAACCAATACAATTCATAAAATCTGGAAAACCAGCAATCAGCTGGAATGGATGATGAAGTGCGAATACTGCACACATTGGAACTCACTCACCGAAGGGAACGACCCCCTGAAAATGATTCAGCCTCACGGGTTTAGTTGCAGCAAATGCTGTAAACAGTTAAACTCCAGGAATGGGGAATGGGTTGCTACAAATCCCGTAAAAGCTTTGCTTACAGGCTATCATCTAGCGCAGCCTATATTGCCTCATTTTAACGAAGACCCTAAAGAGTGGAAAGAAATATACGAAAAAGTGCATAGCGGCAAGAACGAGGTTCGAGTTGTTATGAATGAAACTTTCGGATTATCATACGACATAGGAAGTAAACCTATAACTCAGGAAGAACTCATACGTCTATGTACACTAGGCCCACAATCAGGGTCGGTAGACGAACACAGAGACCTTCCGATATTAGCTACCAGCCAACACAGATACATCAAATACACAATGGGGGTAGATTGGGGTGTAAGCATGGCACAGTCTAGAACAGTGGCTACCTTGATTGGTGTGCGTAATGATGGTGTATTGGAAGTGATCATGGCTAAAATATTCAGAGGGCATGATCATGAGGCGCATATACGACAGATAGCAGATATAGCCAATATGGTTGGAGCTTTCTGTGTGAGTGACAGTGGGCCTGATCCAATTCGTGGAATCAAACTATGCGAGCTTACCAGTCCTCAAAGGTCTCAGTTGGCTGCATATAGAAGAACTAAAATGATTCAACATTTTGAGCCTGGAGTATATGATTGGAGACAAAACCGTTGGGTTCTTCATAGGTCTGACGTAATATCGCTAGTTATGAGGCAGCTAAAAGCAGGAAACATCCTATTCCCTCAATGGACTGATGTGAACGAGTACATGCAGGACATACTAAACATATTCATTGAGGTAAAAGACGGACTGTTTGGTCAGGAACTGATTTACGACCACCACCCAAAACAGCCAGACGACGCCATGCACAGTCTTGTGTTTGCTGCTTGTGCCGCCTACATGGCTGTAGGCGACGCCGGGTTGCTGGGACCTAGCTCAACAGCAGGTGAAGACATGAGCTAAAAGAAACCCACTCTGCGTACCTCTTCTTTTTCATATCTGGTGTTCGCTCCCATATTATATATATCAGCCAAAGTCATACCCTCTTCAATAACTGAGTGGTCTAACCCCAGATGCTTTGCTAGCTTCACACTCTGAGCACGATCTAGCTCCTTGAACTCGTGACATAGCTTTAATCTTCCTTTACGCAGTAATGCCTCATCAATCTTATCTTTCGATGTATTGAATGTTGCTATAACACTGATATTTAGAGCATGTCCTAAAAATCCGTCAGTCAGATTTAAAATAGTAGAAACCAAATCTGAGTTATCTACTGACTCACGACTTAATAGAGCTTTCTCTGCATCCTCAATAACAAGAACAATATCTTTGTTTCCCATGAGGAGAGGCATCATATCTGGAGAAACAAGCTTGCCTATCAAGCCTACAGGAATATAAGCAAGTTTCCTTTTAATAACTCCAGAGCAAAGGTATTTGATATAGGACGATTTACCTGTTCCTGGCGCTCCATGAAAAAGATACAGTCCTGATTTGGTGGTATTCAAGCTATTGACAAGCTCTTCGCTGATACCTACGAAAGTATCTCCGTAGTTTAGAGCAATATCGGTGCTCATATCCTCTGTAGGTATCGAAGTAAACTCAAGGTCACCATAAGAGCTAGATAAAATGAATATCTTGCTCTTTTGTTGAATTTTATGGGAATCAAATAGCGTTGCAAGCTCTGAGGCTTGATTGTTGTCAACACAGACTGCTTTGATACCTACATACACATCGCTCGAGGAGTCGTGATAGCCTGGAGAGAAAAGACGAACTTCGCTAAACGGATATATTGTTTCTCCGTCTCCTCTTCTGAAATAGACCGACAATAGAGCTCCTTCGAACTTGGTGCCAGCCTTTCCAGCCCATATACCTTCCTCAAACAGTTGTTCTCCGACCTTTGTAAAAGAAGAACTGAAGGAATCGAAGTACTTACCAACATCCTCTAGAGAGGACATGGTGAAGTCTTCAGAGAAATTCAATGTAGTAGGTATGTAGCCATACATTACATTGAATAGGTACAGCAGATTAATTCCTTGATTGGCTGCGGTAGGAGCAAAGAATGATCGTCCTATCGTAGATTCGCAGTTTAACGGATGCATGCGTTTACGTACCTCTCGGTTATTTTAATTTTCTCGTCAAATATTTCCTGCAAAGCTTCGTTCTTTTCAGTATCATCACCCTCTCTTTCACTCATAATAGCTCGAGGGAAAAGATTCGGAGGCTTGTGTAGTCCATAGGCATGAAAGATAGCTCCTGCATATACCCTGACTTCTGGAGAAAAGTCTAGTTCCTCTCCTCGTATCAAATAGGCTTCTGTGAGTCCGCAAATCAGTTCTTCTGCCTCGAGAGGGTTTATTTCATCGAGGTAGTCTAGCTGGTTATTGAAAAGGTAATTGATAGTCTCGAAAACATAGATACTGTTCTCGTACTGATCTGTAGTAAGTAGCGTTATACCTCCTTGAATTTTGTCTGACTGCAGGTCAGATAGCTCTACCCCATAATCTTGCTTAATTTCAAGCTTCAGAACTTCAGGAGCCCACTCATAAGACTCTGCTCCATAAACCTCTGTCACAAGATAGATCAAAGCGGTTACAGGAGCTTTTTCATCTTCAAATATTTCTTTTATTGTTTTTTTATTACTCATGATTACTTTATGAACAGACTGACCAAAATGATGCCGACAAGTAAACCGACAAGCAAGTCGTCTAGATCAAATCTAGGGTCGTCTGGAGGATGATAGCACATAACTTAAAGTATTTAATAATATTGCCATACACCTTAGCAAACTTTAACAGAGCAGTACAGTTAAATGTTGGTAGGCAGGAGAGGTGGTAAAATAAAAAACCCGGAGGGTTAGTCCGGGTTAGTTAGCTCTGTTTGGTTAGGTATCGTAACCTTTACCTAATCGCTCTAACAATCTCTTGTGCGTAGAATCAGGGTTCAAAGCGCTAAAGTTGCTTGAGTTCGGTTGCCCTACCAGACCTCCGAGAGGACCGCCTTTCATTCGACTATCTATTTCGCGCATAACAGGTTGAGCGGCGCGCTCTAACCGAGCCAGCTCTTCCTCAGAGGCTCCAGATTGCATTGCCTGAATAAACTGCTGCATAGTTTCTTTTCCTTCCTGAGATGGTGCGTAGCGATTGATTGTATCTCCAAGGAACTCTGAGCTGTTTTCTGGAGGAGAAAATCTTGGGATATGTCCGGACATGTGTTCGTCTAGCTTACGGTAACCTGTGCCTTTAAGTTCGCCGTAAAGTCTTTCCATCTCTGCACGACCTTCAGGGCTTCTAAGCTTTTTAACTCCTGCAGCTGCTGAATTCCTCCAATTTGCTAAATGCTCGGCAATTTCCGGAGCTTGTTTAAGCCCAGAATTTCTCAAGGCAGCCAACTCATGCATGGCTCCTCCACTCTTTAGAAGGAAAGCTGCTTCCTGGCTATTAAACCCGTACTCATTTGCTCTTTTTATAAAGCCTTCTACGTATGCTTGTTCTACACTCATAATTTATTTTGTTGTTAGATTGGGCGCAGTCCTGTTAACTCTTCGAGAAGTTTTACATCACTGCGAGGCATTGTGGGCAAGATTTCTGCAATCTTTTCAGGGTCTGCAGGATCGATACCACTATCTCCGAATGCTTCCTCATAGCGTTCCTTACTGATCTTGACGAGATCATCTAGTTTATATTTGTCTCCATGCACTTCGACATAACTCAGATCACTAGCGATTTTAACTATCTGCTCTGTAAATATACAGTCTACAGGATCACCTAAAAGTTGCGCTACTTTAGTCTTATCGTAAAGACCCTCCATACTTTCAATATTGTAGCAAGTCTCGGCAATCTTCATGACCTCTTCGACACTGGTCATGTTATGCAAGTCTTCAGCGATCTTGTTGTAAATCTCCTTGTGCTCATCGCTAGCTAGCTTCGTGCTCCTTCTCCAGAGCTCAGATTGAAGACTAGAAAGGTCTGGATAAAACAGTCCTGCATACTTTGCCAGCAGATCAGGAAGCTCGTCCACACCTAGCTCTTGTGCAGCTTTTAAGAAATTTCCAGCGGTCGATACACGCACCTCAAAAGGGAAATTTGAAATATTTTTAGTGAAGTGCTCGGCCGCTTCAGAGAGATCAGAGGCAGTCTTAACAGGATACAACTCAAAAGAACTGTCCGGAGCTGGCGACCAGTTGAGCATATAGCGCTGCGCATAGTCAGAGGCCTGTTTTTCGTTAAAGCTCGAACCATACTCCTCCAAGTCTTCTGAGATACCAAAAATATCTGCAGCTTGCTTAATAGCGCTTTCTAACTGCGAAGCGTACTCTTTACCGTACAGCTTAGCGATGGCTGCCTGCTTGTTTATGAAATGAGCGTTGCTAACATACACCCTGGCTGGGGTGTTGATAGGATATATCCCTCTGTTAGGATCAGCAAAAGCAGTCTTCGGCAGGTCACGTAACTCATGCAAATCTTCGACTTCGGCAGTCTTAACATATTCTGGAATATTGACTCCTGACAACATGTTAAATATTTCTTTGCCTGAGTAATCTGTTTGTTGATCAAATGCTATTTTCATGATTTCATTATACTATGTTACTAAATTCTTTCAATTCTAAAATAAATTTACCTAGCGTAGTCTCTAAACTCGGAGCGAACACGTCAGATTTTGAGTTTGTCCGAATTCCATTGTTTGGCTGGTATGCGAGAGCAAAGGCTAGTGATTTCGTTGGTAATATTTTTGATTTTTTCCCAATTAAAGATTGGAACAAGCTTTACAGTATTGTCTGCAGAGACTTCACCGACTGTTTTGATTTCAATTTACCATATTCTGAGTATGCTGAAAAGACTCTTTTCAGAGACCAGGCAAAAATAATGCAGTTTCAATCTGCCTGGATAATGAGCTTGCAGGAGGCGGTATCTGCGAGAGCCCGGCATAACGACAAGATTATGTACTTCAAAGACATCTTGGAAGACCTAGGCATGCCTACTTTGATAGGTAACAGAATAGGGTACTTGAACGAGCGAGTGCTTAAAGCTTTTCCTAACCTAAAACTAGACAGCAAGTACAAATACAAAAAGACGCTGTTTATACCAACATTCGCCTCTCCAAAGCATATATGTTCTCTTGAAGTGGCAAGGCTGTCGGATATTCACGAAAGAGAGACAGTATTCATAAATGGAGAGTTTGGCTGGTACGGCAAGCAAGGAACACAAATAGTCAGGGATTTCAACGAGCTTAAAGGCAAAATAGGCAATACGTGGAATTATAAGAATGACTACTGGAATACAACACCCGTACAGCTATCTGATCTCCTGGGCACTGAACAGTTGATAAAAATATGGAGTGAAGCCAAACACTCTAATTTTATCCAAAATCTAACAGATCTAATGATAGGCAAGCAAGGTAACGATGAGTTGAAGAACCACGTACCTATGCTGAATTATACGCAAGTCCAAGAGCTAGAAAAAAAGAGTGGTCAAAAACTTGTTGATTTCTGGATGAAGAGTCGAGAACAGCAGTTCACTGTACAGAATAAAACGTACGTAAAAAGAGATAAAGCGTACTTCCTTATCAAAAAGAACGAGGAAGAGCAGCTGTCTAACTTTACAATGGATATACAGCAGATACGTAAAAAAAATGAAGATGACTTTATATGGTGTGGAATGGTCTACTTTGAAGAGCACGCTGTCCCTTTTGAGCTTGAAGATAAATACTTCACATCTTGTTTTTTGTTTGTAAAAGGAATCCGTAAAATGTTTTTGAATCTAGGTATAGGCATTCCTTTCATAAACGAGAAATATGTGAAACAGTTGCTGACCATGATTCAACTGACATGCCATAACGTCAAGATAGTGGCAGAATAACTGACAGGTAAAAAAGACTCTCCCTACCTCACACCCCTTGTGAGATAGGGAGATTGTTACCCACCCAGAAAATGGTGGACTCGAGGGGAGTTGAACCCCTGTCCTGAACGTCTTCACTACAGATTTCTACACGTTTAGCTTTGTTTTTTAGTTTAAATAGACGTCGCCAACAAGCAGGCTACGTTTTCTCGATAATCCATTTGTCTCGTTATGTGAAAGCAGGATTAAGTCTTTCACAAACCAGTCCGCTGCGTGTTACCCTGAAGCTTAGCAGACAGTCAGCTTCAGGCACTCCCTAGGCAGCGAGGAGAGCGTCAGCGTCTGCGTACCCGAAGGCAGCGAGAATCGCGTCAGCTTCTTCAACCGAAGGAGCGAAGTCAACAATGTTAGTGTTGGCGTTTGCTTTTTGTCCAGATGTTTTTACGAGGCCAACCAGACTTCCTCGACGTGCGGTCCGTAATTCCAACTCTCAGTCGAAACCAGTACGAGCCCATATAGAAAGGTTACTACACCAACAGGTAAAAAAGCAAGTAATAGAAAACCCCACACACAATTTTTAGCTGTGTGTGGGGTTGGGGACGTAATGGTTAGATTACGTTACCTTTCCACCACTTGCATTTTATTTTACGAGAATGCAAGAACTCGTCGCTGTTTAGGCTAAGTAATCCTAATCAATGTATTATACCACAAAAAAGCTAAAAAAGCGACTATGCGTGCTGATCGAGAGATGGGGTGCTAGCAGGTCTTCCTATTGTGTCAGGAGTATTAGGCCACACTCCCACGACTCCTTGTCTGAGCGTAGTATTGGTAACACTCTCAGCATTTGTTGAAAAGTTGCTAAATTCTATATTAAATGCAGTACGTACCAAAACGTATTTACGATCGTATCTCCCTTTTCCTCGCCCTATTTGTTCTTGTAGAAGCACATCCAGGTAATATGAGCCTGCCAAAAAAGTAGAAGTTATTGTCGAAGGGATCCAGAGCTCAAAGTAACCCTCGTTGTTAGGGATAGGATACACTCCATTATCTATAGAGCCTGTCCAAACTGCGCTGGATGCTCTTGGCGAAGTTTTAACAGAAACCAAAACATCATAGTCTGCAGCCTTCACATAATCGCCTTCGTAGTACAGAAACAAATCATAGACAATATCCTCTCCCTGATAGAAGGTGTCTGGATTAGGAATACCTCGCTCAAACGGAACTCCAGGTATGCCGTCTATTGTGAGAGAAGGAATATTAATCGAGTTGGACTGAGGATTCCTGGCGCGAATGCGGGACGTCTGTAGAGTTTCTTGTGCGTCAATAGCGATTTTGTAGACAATCCTGCTATCTCCTGAAGAAGCTGGCGTATAGAATTGAGATGGTCCTTTTTCTTCCATAATTAAACACAAATTAGCTCTAGTTTATTCTCAGCACTGTTTCTCTTATAGTAACACAGTTTATCTAAAGCTAAAATGTTTTTAATTGCTGTGAAATCGTCATTATTCAGAGACGATAAAATGGACTCCGTCACCTGCTTGCTGCCTGCCGGTGTTGTAACGTTCATAGAGCAGTTACAAGACTTGTTCGGAGTACTAGCTTCCTCCAAAGTAAGCAGAGGAGCGAGTTTTGGAAGAGTTGATGCGATCTGAGGATTACCTTTAACCAAAGATAACACCTGATTGACGCTGGACAGTATCAAATTTTTTTCTGAAGGATTACTCATAAGATTATAGTAATGTTGGAGTTATATTGAGAGGAGCACAAAGATCATTAGCTTGGAATGAGAATCCTACGAATATTGTGTTATTGTTAGATGTCTCGTTAAAAGCATCTTGAAATTGTGTGGAAACAGATGTTCCTGAAGTTATAACAATATCTGTACCCGCCACAAGCCTAAAGTTGCCCGCAACATCTGGAGGTACCCCATTGATGGTTGAAACTACCGTATCGCAGTCGCATTGCGCAGGATCAAGGAAGTTGGTATTGCATCCCATTTTCATGCCGTAGTTTGTTCCTACAGCTAAGTCTATAACACCTTTAGCTGCATTAACTCTAAAGTTGTAGCCTTCCTGAAGAACTACGTCTCCCTGAGTATAAGATAGCGTTGTAGCATTCTGTAGAGGCAGTTTTGGAGAGTTTCCAGACGGTTCTGTTATTTTTTCAGGAGAAATATTGAAGCCATCTACTCCAAGCCACATAGCGTCAAGCTGGAAACATACAGAAGGTTCGACAGGCATTAGATAATCCTTGGTCTTTATTGTGCTTGTGTTGTTTATATAGTCTATGACTCCAGAGCCAAAAACAGCCAGATTGCCGTCCGGATTTCGCAAATATAATGGATATATCTTTTCTCCTCCAGGAATTAGAAAAGATGCTATCTGCTTGGTCTGCGTACCGAAGCTTACAGCAACTTCTCCTGAAGGATAGCTAACAACACGAGTCAGGTATACGACTGAAGAGCCGATGTCGATATCTTGTGTGTTTAGCTGCAAATCTAATATGAAGCTGTCTTTAAACTCTTCTGGTCTAGAGGATGTATTAACCAAAGGGTAGGCCCGCAGCTCGTTAGCATTTAACCAGTCAATTACTTGTTTCATTAGTTATTCAAGTTAGGTAATTTAAAAGCTCCGCTAGGACTGCCTGCAACTAGATCAATAGTGAGTGAGGCTGCATTGAAAGAGTTAAATTTAATGACGTCGTTAGAAATAATATTTATGTTATTATTTAGAGGTTTGACCAGGTTTATCATTTTTAATCCAGGAGAAGAAACAGACTCAACCACGTGACCTGCTACAGCGTTGAACACCAGGCTTCGTGAGGCAGGTACAGAATTATAGAATATGGAAGAATCTTCCTGTGTGCTCCCTAGGTCGACGGCTCCGTAACAACCATCAAAAGTATATACTCCTCCAGACGAAGGTATGCTTCTTACTGTCTCAGGGGTGAACGGCACATCAAAAACAATCTTCCTGCCCACATAAGCACTCCAAAGTCTAGGTAATCCTGAGCCAAACGTAAGTGTTCCTAGAAACCTATAGTGTATGTTTGTTGGGTTATAGGGATCTACTTGATAGACTCTAACAAAATTTAAAATTTCGCTGTAGTTGCTCTTTAAGAAAGTTATATTGTCTATCAATCCAGAGTCAAACAAGACAGAAACAGTTATCTTGTCGGCGTCAACTAATATAGTTTTAAGGACAGGAACAAAGTTATCAAACTGAATAAAACTGGCGTCGGAAATCACATTAGCTACCTCAAGACCTTGACGTAAAGGATATCCTGATAGCTCATTCTCATTCTGGTAGTTTAAAGCGTCGTTAATTGCCATATTACGATATTCTTAAAGGAGCTGTTGCGGCTCCAACTTCACCAGATGTGTTAACTGCTCTTAAAGTAAAATTAACTGGACTGACCGCAGACACAATCAGAGGAGAGTCTGTCAGTCGAGGATTGTCTGAGTCGACAGTTCTGGTAATGTAAGTGGTTCCTCCATCTAGAGAGTATTGATAGTTTGCTATTGCAGAGTTTCCTCCTGTTGTTGGTGCTTTGAATACGACCGTGAGTTTGCCTGAGGCTATAGAAGCCTGCAAGATATCCGGAACTGAGGGAGCAATCAAAGGCCAATACGCATAGTACTCTTCTTTAACAAACTGAGGCCAATAGTAATACTCAGGCCTTGAGGTGGAGTTAAAATTACTTGCCCTGCGTGACGGTATGATGGACGGATATCCTTCTTCCACATGCTTCGTCAGCGCAGGCTTACTGTAGTATTTGTCGCGATATTCTGGTGTGTCTAGTGTGAAGCCTCCTATGTTTACTGGAGGTAATAACACCGTTTTTTGAGCACACAAAGAACTCAATGTAACTCCAGTAGTTTCGACAGATAATACTCCTGGGGTATACGGAGGAGAGTTTAACGAAGCAGTACCGTAAAAAAGTAGCGGCTTTACACCTACAATGTAGATGTTACCGTCGTTCGCTGCTTTTGCGTCCTTATTTTCTGGCGACGGAAGTACGCCATTTATATTTTTAATTGCAGGCTTGTCGCAATTTCCCAAAGCAGACGACTTGTCTGCAGGATTAAAGACACTAGCTGGAGTCTGTACCGCCAACTGTACGCCTCCGGCAGCGTAGTTGGTTGTCTTTACCACATTCGTAAGAGTGCCAAAATTTACGTGTCCTGTTATTTTGTTTTTTTGATTGTCTTGTATACTAGTTACTTTAGGTCTCGTATAGCAAAAAATAGTAGACTCTTCTAGTTCAGTATTTTCTTTAGTAAAAAAGATAATTCTACTTAACGCTTTTAAGGTAGATATAGACCCTAAAGTTATTGTGCCTGAAACGTAAGGCAAAAACGGAGTGAGGGGTAGTGTGATAAAATCATCAGTAAGCTCTCCTGAAAAAACCCCAATAGCCACATCATTATCCTCCGCAACACTAGAAATAGTGGCGAGAGTAATTTTGATTATTCCGTTTTTATTAAATATTTGCTTAATATAAAGCCTGTGTTTTCCAAAAATGGTGGTGACTCTGCAATTGACTATGGCAGCATCAGAAACAATAAAACCGTCAGTAGACTGAAACAGACCTCCCTGTTTGATGGGGTATCTTCTATACTGGTTTTGATTGTTTTTTGTGAGTGTCCCTATTGACATATTACGTACTTGTGAAATTTATTCCAGTTACGTTTGTATTTGATACAGTGACTGTCAAGTAAGCTGGAGTTATGGTTTTACCTGCAAAAGACGGTGTTATATTGTAAGTTCCTGTCGGAACAGCCGGTAATGTATATGTTCCGTTAGCTGCAGTGGTGGTGGATTTTCCTGTGTATGCAAAAATAGCCACTCCAGGAACACCAGTTCCTTGAGCGTCCACAACTCTCCCCGAAATACTATAGGCTGTGACAGCAGGATTCACCACTATACCTACTGTTCTAGTATGGCTTCCGTAATTGGTTGTACTTGCGGTTATGGTCACAGCATATGTTCCAGCTACTGTAGGTGTACCTTGAATGGTTGTGCTCCCTGTTAGGCCTGTAGGCAGTCCTGTTACAGTGACCGTTGCTGCTCCCGCCCCAGCAAGTAGACCTGAGGTAGTCACAGAAAATATGTTTGGGTAGTTTACACCTGTAGTTAGAGTATATGAGCTGTTATTTGCAGGTCCGGTGATGGCTATAGGAACAATCAGCGTGTAAGCTACGGCTGTAGACGTGCCCGAGGCATTTGTTGCTGTAAATGATACTTGATAAGGACCTGCCGCAACATTATCAGCCACAGAGCCTGTCAACACCCCTGTACTCTGGTTAAACACCAAGCCTACAGGCAGAGTACCTATACAAGCGTAACTGGTAGGAGCTCCAGAAGACTCAACCTTTATGAGGGGGGTTGTTGTAGAGTAGGTTTGATTTTTAACTATCTGCTTAGATCCTCCTGAAATGAGATTATTTATTACAGGAGCAACAGACCTACTAAAAACTATCGATATGTCTCTATATACTGACCCTGCTGCATTTGTTGCAGCAACTCGCAGAGCATACGACACTGATGTTATTGATTGGTTGGTTGGAACAAGAGAAGGATCTAGCAGACCATAGAATTTACCTGAGCTAGAGTCTAGAGTAAAACCTAGAGGAATATTGTTTGATGTGCAGCTGTATGTGTTTTGTAAAGATCCTACAACATTGGCAGCCACAACAAATAACGGTGAGTTGACTGTTGTTGTTGTGGTAAAACCGGTGGTTATTATTGCTCCTGCAGCTGGGGAAGTTAACGTAGGAGCATTAAAGGTTGTGTAGTTTATAGTAAAAGGCTCAGGAAACTCTGAACGTCCTGCAGGGTTGTTTGCGTAAACTTCGCAAGAGACATATCCTGCAGCAGTAGCTGTAATTTTTCCGGTTATTTTCCCTGTAGTAGAGTTAAATGTTAAACCTGGAGGAAAGACTCCAGCTTTTACAACTAGGGTATAACCAAAAATAGGAATGTCTGGCGATGTACAAGCAATTAAAGGAGCGTCATTAGTGTAAGTAGTTATATTGTTTGCAGTCACTGGAGAGGGCTTCGATAGTGTAACTACCGGCCTCGAAGTTTGCTGCACAAGAACATATATATCTTGAGGATTTGTTGCCTGTCCTGCAGGGTTTTCTGCAGTTAGCACAAACCGATACAGTGTACCTACAGCCACAGATGGAGCTAGCGTACCAGTCAGTTTGCCTGTAGCTCTGTCGAAAGAGAGGCCTGCAGGCAATGTGTTGTCTTGAGCGCCAAAAAGTTTTAAAGAGTATTTGAAACTAGCATTATCTTCTAGAGAAAAGTCCGCAGACAACTTTGACATATTTGTGGCATTAGCTTGAAATATAGGCAAGGTAGCGGTATAGACTCCTGTTTTAGTTATCTGTAAAGGATTGTTGCTGGTGTAGGTAGCGCTTAAGGGAGCTGTTATTTCAGGTAATGCCACGTAGTCTATAATGAACTGATATATAGATCCAGGTACGGCTCCGTCAGTAGACTTATAGTATAAACTATATCTCTGATTTACTTTACTTGTCGGTATTTGTGAGGAGGATAGCGTTAAGGTATATGTACTGGGGTTGTATAAAGAATTAACGTTAAACCAATCTGGAACACTCCCATTCAGGGTATACTGGGTTGTTCCTGTAGATAATGTAATCTGTGCTGTAGGAGTTGATACGCTTTGAGCATAAGGAAAAGCTCTTCCTTGATAGGCTCTAAATAGCTTTGAATCTCCTGTAGGGTCGGGACAGCTAACACCATTCACTCCAGGTAAAACATACGGCACTCCTATAGGCTTATGAGGTACCGTCGTAATGTCATCAACACTTATAGTAAAAGTCTGCCCGGCAGTACCACACTCGATATAGTATACGGCCTCTATAAATGCGTATTGATTACAGCCTATATTAACTTCGGGCACAGTGGCCTGAGTTATGCCTGAAGCTGTTCTAATTTTAAACACCCCTTGTTGTATAAAATTACCACTAGCGAATATCGACTTAACCTTAACTAGACTTTTTGAAGGATTATAGACCGCAACAACTACTGCAAGAAATGTGACATATTTACCTCCTGAGGCATAGCCTTCTGTTGTTGTGTATTTGACTTGAAAGTACGGAGTAAGAAAACCTGAAGAGAGCAGATTGTAGTCTGCTACTGCGACATTAATATTACTTACAGCACCATTGTCTAAAACACAAAACCACACTCCATCTCCTGTGGCTGCAGGAGCAGAATCTAGCAGTACAGAAGTGTCTGATATATACGAAACAATCATATGCGTTCTGATAGTTCCGTTGGGGTACGCTAACTGGATGTGTCTGCCTTCGTGATAATTTTGTATAAATTTTTCTCCACACTGAACGTAGTTAAGGTCTGTTGGGTTGTCAGAACCTCTGTAAAAAGGATTACCTTGCAGACAAAAAGATTTAGCTGTAAATACCAAACCTGTAGCGGTTCCTTTGCCTCTCGTTTCTGTGTTTTGTGCAGCTATCTTGTTTAATTCTATAACGCCGTCGCTTACTCGATTTAAGTAGTGTGCAAAAGCAGCCAAATTTTCTGGAGCACACCTAGGGGTGCAGAAGTTTTCAATAACCAGTGTACTGCCTGGAGAGGTAGCGTTAAAATTTTTTGTTCCTGTGTTTGTCTGTACCGTAAACGCTTTATATGGCGTTAACGGATTGTTGGAGGGAGAAAGGGAGTTATACAGAACAGACGTATTGTCAGTCAAAACATCAGCAGTATAGCATCCTGAGACATTAAAATACATGCTGCCAGAGTTGTCTGGCTTTACATTGTTGATAGTATACAAATCAGAAAATCCTTCCGCAGGTACAGAGCAAGGGTCGTATAGTCCTGCTCCTGCTCCTCTAATAACCCACAATTCTCCTTGTGTGGTTGTGTCTGTTCTAAACACAATGTTAGACTTTGGACGTATTCTGGCAGTAGGAGAAAAGTCTGTTGGTGAGTTGTAATAGAACCTTCTTACTGGAGCTGCGAACTGCCTTATTTTTCCTGCTGGGTCGACATCGGAGGTGTACGAAGCTACAACGATAGAATTTATCTTCGGAGATTTTAGAACTACCGCAGGCGAAGCTAGTGTGGTTTCTTCCGGTGTATAGTTTTGAGAAAATCCGGAAGGAATAGTAACAATACCTGCACCGAAAACAAACTTTACAGAAAATGAAGAGTAGCTGAACCCTACAAAGCTAGACGTTAGATTGGCTCTGTGGTCCTGTAAAGCGGCAGAGACTATTGTAACACTAGGAGAAATGGGCGTACCTGTCTCCAGATTAGAGAAAGTTAACACCAAGTCTCCTGTCTGTGTCTTAGCTATATTGCTAATGTATACACTTCTTATTGAGTCCGCATAAGACACAAATAGAATATCATAAAACCAATTCTGCTGAACAGGATTGACACTTGATGTGGTTGTAGCTCCTCGCGCCTTAAACGGATACGCGGTCAGGCTATTTGCGGTTAGATACTCCAGAGCTGCCATATAGGTTTATTTTAGCAGCTTGAGCTAGCATGAGCAATTAGAGTTTATGGTAGACAGATACGTAGTTAGCTGCGAATTAACTCCATTGTATCCACTCTTTAAATCTAAATATTTGTTTTCAAGCGAAGTTAGTCTGCCTGTAAGTTCTTCAAGATCGCTGCAGCCTGAGCATGGCGTACAACATGTATCATCTAGGTTTAAAGTATACTGAGAGGAGTTCGACAGCTTAACACAGTCTTTACCTATTAAATTGATGTTTCCGTTTGTTTTGTCTGGAGCGACACCATTTATAGTTTTTATACATGTGTTTACTGAGCACTGCTTGCTTAAGCCTAAATTGTCTCCAGCATCTAAAAACACCTCGTTAGCGGTTGAACTAAAGGAGAACTGCATATTGCTTCTAGCAGTAAGAATTACATCTCCAGAAAGCGCACGTACACCATTTAGTTCGTCAACAAACTCAATTCTATCAATCCCTCTAAGTCCTGGAATTATAGTTCTAGGCTCAAACTCAGTAGCTGTACTTAAAAAGACGAATTCTCCTGCAGGTTGGTAGATAAGATCGTTTAAAGTACCTATAGTCATCTTACCGTTGGCTGCGACATAGCTACTGGTCGCAGTCATATAGTAATCTTTGTTTGTGGTATGAGACGATTTATTTACGCTAAACGTACCGACAATGACATTATTAGCAGTGTCGCTAATTTCTATGACTACAGACGAGAGGGCATTAAATACTTTAGAGACATAGAACTTTCGGGAAACATCGCTAGATGCTGTGAGAGAAAAGTCCACAATCAAAGTATCAGGAATAGCGAACAGACTATCTGCACTTATCGCGCTCAAGCCTTCTCGGATAGGATACTTCCTCAATCCGTTCATAGATTCCCAATCAAGACTGTCGATCCAAGGCATAGTGATTAAGCGTTAGGAATTTCCCAGTATACTCCGAGAATGCCTATGTTCCCAACATACGAATATGCCGGGAAGGTTGTGGCCACCCTCATGATTTTAAAATTAACTACAGTATCTTCGTGAATAAATTCCCCAGGTATACTGAACAGAGGGACTTGGGATCCTGCGAGTTCAGTATAGCCTACCTTAACGGACGTATTGGCTGCGTAGGCAACCGCGAAAGGAGTTAACTCAAATTCAACAGGATTTGTTGTCGGCGTAAATGTCACAAAGTTATCTACTTTAGTATAAATAGTAGGAGAAGCTCCGTTATAGGCTGATACAGCGGAATACTCGAACGAAAACGCCACTGTTCTATTTGGAGATGTAGCCAGCCCGTCGATGTCACCAAACATATGGAAAACAAGATTTAACGGGTTGCCGTTAGAATAGCCTTTAGGTAAAACGATCTTACCCACAAGGCCAACTGGCGTTTGAGATGGCGGAGGCAATTTTAAATAAGAAGTAAGCTTAATAAACTCCAGTCTTGAATTTATAGGCTCTATAGAATCTACCTGCCCTGACATCCCTTGACCTCGGTAAGAAACATTCCACACTCCTGTACCGGCAGCCTGCTCAGTAACGGAAATGCCTCCAACTCCGACAAGTTTAGACACCACAGGGGTAACAACTGTCTTAAAGGTACCAGAAGGCTTATGGAAAGCCAGAGCAGCGATAGCTCTGTTGGTAGCGTATGACCCAGTTCGAGAAGCAGGGAACTGAGCGACATCTTGAAATAAAGTGTCCAAATAGCCTACATGATCAAAAACAGGAGTTATATCTACAACCAGATCTCCCGTGGTAGCTGTTTGTGTAGGATTGTCTCTATTATAAAACTTAATAAAGTTTCCTGACTTATTGACTTCTGTGTTCGACGTTTGCAGCGAGTGAACTAGCTGCGTTTTCAATGCAGGGTTAAACTGAGAAAAGCTGGTAAATATTTTCTTCCTTGAGGAGTCGAGCGAAGTTTTTAGGCTTGTGGAGTCCAGGGCAACTTCAACTTGCTTGAACAGGCCTGCATCGTAGCCAGCTAAAGTGTTTATAGCCTGTAACACAGTCCATTTAGTCGATCCTACAAATCTCCACATTATGTAGTCACCGGCAGAGGAAAACTCAACAGCTCTGGTGTCTGCTCCTCTGATATCATCAAGAGTACAAATAACGTTGGTATAAGTAGGATCTCCAACATACCTCCAACGCAAACAAGGATTCCACAATAAAGTTTGTGCGGTCTGAGGGTACTGCGAGGACCATGGTTGATTTCCGGCTGTGTTTGAGTGCCACCACAACCCATACTCATTAATTGAGTATGTTCCTGCGGTGTCGAAGGTATCTTTAAATCTGCTCAAGAGGCCGTCAACATACAGTTGAATAAAATTAGAAGGTACCGGAGGCAGATACTTCAGAAGCTCCGAGGCCTCTGCACGTTCGTATATAGAAAGGCCCGTATCGGTAGCCAATACTTCGGGAGTAGGTATGTTGTAATAAAACAATGCTCCTGGAGGTATGCTTGAAACTCCTGCGGAAGCAGCAGGTATCCAACCCAGCTTTGTAAGGTCTGGATTAGTAATACTCCATGTCGTATTTAAGACTGGTACACCAGCTACTCTATCAAGGATATTATAGCGGTAATTTATGAAGAATTGAGAAAACTCAGGAACTACCGTATGTAATAAAAATTTCCTTTTAGATACTGCATAGCCCACATAAACAGGAATACCTGAAGGATCTTTGGTAATTTTTCCTTTTGATTTAGAAGATAGGAAATAGGGGCCTACAGAAAAAGACTCAACTACACCGTTTATTTGTTGTAATAACCCTAGTTTAGCGTCATCTATATCCACGTCAAACTCACACAAACCCTCTGTAAAAACATCAGCAGAGCGTGTACCCAGATAAATGGTTTTAGTAATTCCAAACGAATAATTTGAGTTATTCGCAGTGAACATGGAAGATGAGCTGGAGGAATTAAACCCTGAAATGCCTTTAGCCAACCCTTCTCCGGAAGCATCCTGCTTGTAATAGGTTAAACTGAGTTCCCCTACATTAAAAGTCTCATCAGGATGCATAGGCTGATCAAAACTGATCAACACAGACTTCCCAGCGACTTCTTCGAACTTTTCAAAAAGATGCTGATCTCTCTGAGTTAACTGGTCTATAGGTACATTGACAGTGGCTTGCTCTACAGCCTCACCGTCTTTTATTTTTCTGACTACTGGCAGCCAAGGAGTTAAGCTCATAATATTAATTTGGAAGAATAGTTCTTACTCCCCAAGTAATGGTGAAGTTGTAGTTGTCGTTGTACTGTATTGCAGTAAAATTAGTTCTAGAAAAAACCGTATCAGTAAGAGGATTGCTCTCGTCCGAGACAGAAACTAGTGCGACCTCGTATATCTTACTGCTGGTGTCGAATACCGCTCCTCCTGCTGCTTGAGCTGTAGTAATCATTGTGGAAAACAATACAGTATTCTGGTCGTAGCCTGCAGAAGAGGAATATATAGGAGAAAAGGTGAGAGGCTCTCTCAGGTAGCCAAACGGAGCAGAGAAACTGGTGAACGGGGCCGAATAATCTACATCAATACCTGGAGGGTTAAAAGTACCTGCCGAGTTGTTATAGCCTATATACATACCCCATATTTTGGCGGACGGATCTCCTCCCAAAGCCCGAGCAATTAGTTTTGCTCCGCCTTTCAGGATAGTATTATTCTTATCCACTATTAGGGATGATTCGCCAGTAACCTTATCATGCTTCCAGACCTGAATAAACCCTGTTAAAGCTTTATTAACGCTTAAAATTTCTGATGTTGACATAGAGTAAGTATATTTAAGATTTCACTAGAAGTCGATTAATAAGATACTTTGAACTTCTTTGGTTGAAGGGCCTCTTGGAGGTTCTCCAGGGTTATTGACTATCTTCGGGATATAAGAACGAAGCAGTCCTGTTCTTATCCCTGTAGCTGTAGACCCTTTTGTTTTAGTGTTGTTAATATCCAAATCGTCGAGATTAGATATATTAGAAAATTTATCTGTTCCGTCGGCATGGAGTGGCTGTCCTTGTCTGAATGGTCCTAGAGAGATGCAGAACAGCCTATTCACGTAATCTTTATAATAATTTTTATCTGTTACGTTACCTGGACGAGCTCCTGGACTGCTGATTAGATTTCCTGACAGATCATACACAGGCATGTTTACGGAGCCGTCTGCACAAAATTGCTGATTACCAAAGCCAGGAATAGTGAGACCTCTGTTCAAAGTTGACAGTTCGTCTGTAGCTAACTGAAACGCAACACTAACTAAAATAAAAACATGAGGAGGCAAAAACCTCTGTATTGATGGAAGAAGATCAAAAAATAGACTAAGCTCTCCCTCGGAGTAAAACTTCAACTTCAGCAAGATTGTATTATTTTTTAAAAAATTCGAGAACACGAAGTTTAAAGGATTTATAGCTGTCCTTGCAGGAGTGTCTTTATCTAGATGCAAAGCCTTCAGCAAAATTTCTTTGTTTTCGGGCAAATTGAGCCTCGCATTGAACAGAGCTACATCGGCTGGATTGCCTACCACAGGGAAAACAAATCCTTCTTCCGGGGTGTAGTCTACAAAATTTTCTGCATTCTCGAAAAGTAGTTGATGTTGATTGTCGATTGCAAAAACATGCTTCGGCAAAGCCACTCTAGGAGATTCAAATTCCCGCAGCCACCAAACAGGATCTATCACAGAATCAACAAACTTAACAGAGTCAGTCAAACACTCACCAGCATACAATGTATCTCCTAAAGAAATAGAGTAATTGGGTTCCACATAAACTGGATATTTATAGGTGTTCTTGTCGGTAATTACATACCTATACATGTCGTCTGCATACATGTCTGTAACAGTCTCAGTGGAAGACAACACCGAAGGACTCTTACAGAGTATAGAAAAAACAGCATTCAGTGCAGATATTGTTGGACCTCCCACAGCAAGGGACATAACCGTTTCAAGCAGCTGCTTATACTGCACTGACGAAGGAAGCCTTATGTCAAACAACTGTCCGAAGTTTAAATACAGCTGATCCTCATCTATTTTTGCTGTATAGGCCCAGAGTATCAGGAATTCGTCCTGCACTACCTTTCCTGAAGAATCTGTATACGTAGCTCTGTCTCCTGAATCGTCAAAAAGAGCAGCCTTCGGTAATGAGGGAGTATTAAACAGGTCCTGGTTAAAGTACATTACACCTTTCTCAAAAACAACATCAACTCCAGGAACCAGTATAAGGGAAGGAGATATGATTCTATTCGTGAGAAGACCGAAAGAGTGTAAACCGATTTTTGGAGTAAAACTAAAATACGCTTTGTTTGCAGACTCTTTTGAGAATCCAAACCTGAATAACTGACCTGCATAAGCTTTATTGTCTGGCGGCTGAATACCAAAGACTGCCTCGCCTGGTTCAAAGACAAACGGACTACGGTTAAACTCTGACTTTTTAATCACTATAGGCTTCCAGCGTACTGTGTGAAAAACATCTATATGTTTAACAGATAGAGAATTTACTGTCTCCGTAAGTCTATAGTAAGACTGAATGAGTTCCTCCGCCATTCCGGCAGTGTAGCCTCTCAAGGCTTCCTGATCTTGGAATACTTGCGTCCAAAAGGTACCTAAGGCTCTATACAGATATTGTCCGTCAATAGCCCCTCCACCTGACGGGTAATTTTTTGATAAAAAATCAGCAAGCATAAGTTTAAACTATACTCAAACCTATATTATCTATTACTGACGAGTTTGGATTGGTGGCGTCATAGTAATCTATAAAATAGGCTGTGGTTTTTGGAGATATACCGTTCGAGAGATTGGTAGGAATGGAAAGAACATCGCTATCATTCAGGTACTGCGCACCAGAAGTGCCATCGTCATTCACGTACAATATAACTCCTGACATCTTTATGGGAAGGTCTACCCTTTTAATGTCGTAGTTATGACACATGTCGATAATGGTGGATGCATACAACTCTCCTCCGAAAGGAATTGTGTTTATATAATTAAAGATATCTTTCTTGAGTTGTGCTAGTCCTAGGCTAGCTGCGTCGTCGGTAGGTTTCTTCTTAACAAGGTTAATGTTTAAAGAGACCATACAAGGAGTGACTGCTTTCACTAGATAATCTGCACAGGCAAGTCTCTCAGAGTCTGAAAGCAGCAAGTCTTGAATCTCGAGAATGTTGGGTTGATAGGAAGCTTCGACAATAAAATCTGCATACTCTCCCTGAGCTACAGAAGGATAACCGTCATAAGTAAATGAGAGGGTCGCAGTCTGATACTTGGTAAATCTTGCATCGGTTACTGAAAAAATTTCGTTATTTCTGCTATTTGGGTAAGTTGCCTTACCGTATACTGTAGAAAAAACTAAAGAGCCTGTAAGATTGAGGACTGTCGAAGCAGGAATAAGGGAAATTATGCGATAAAACCCTGGGATGTCGGTACCCAGCATTTCGAGAGTCCAGGTATTGTTGCTTCCTTTTTTAGCCTGTTTGGTTATGTGAGTAATTGCAGGACCTACGCTTGTACGAACATACACGTCAGCTTTCCCGAACGTGGCCAGTCCAAGTACATTTTGTTTCGACCTGGTTAATTCTGTGTCGTTAGCTCCGCAGACAGATAAAGACTGGAAGGAAGGAAACTCTGCACGGAGACGGTTAGCTATACCTGCAGCAGACTCAAACCTAGAGCTACCTAAACTGTATTTTATTTTGGAGACTAGCTGCTTATCTGTCTCTGGTGCGCTACCAGAAGAAAAATTTCCGTAAGCGGCTGCTCCTACGAAGTCGTTAATAAAGTTCGTGTCACTCAGGCTGAATACGGTGCCTGAAGGAACCTGGTACTCAGCACCAGAATATTCGGCCTCAACATCCAGCAAAAAGTAGTACATTCCTTGATTCTCATATAGCTGGATTTCAGAAAATAAAGCAGACGGGGTTGGGCTGATACGTGTATCCGCCACCAGCAAGTAGCTCAAATTTAATGCAGGCTGTATAAATGTTAGTCCTGCTCTAAACACGTATTCGTTAGGTTCACTCACAGTGACCTTTATTTTGCCTTTAACTTTGACTCCTGAACTTCTCGAAACATTATAGTTTGAGGCGATCAAGTCCATAGCTACGCTACGACTATCTGAGGTAGCCGTCATTACTGAAGAAATTGAATTACTCTGCGAAAGAGCTAGAATCTCGTTGTACTGCTGATTTTGTATTTCTGCCGCTAGCTTCAAAAGAAGCTCACTAATAACCGAACCAGGCCCTGTGTCTATATCCGCATAAGATTGCGATATGAACGCAGTCAATCTGTCTAAGGTATCTTGTTTAAGTTCTGCCATATGGTTATTTAGGTAAAGGAAGCAGGAACGGTATGGTGCTTCCTGCTTCTGTCGTAATTTCTACACTGAAAGTGGCGACTCCAGAAGCCAATACCACGTCAACCAGTTCAGCAGAAACAATCCGCTCATCCGTCGGAGTTGTAGGATTATTGGTCTGATACTCAATCAGTGTATTTACGGCTTTGTAGCTTGCGATTGTAAATAGCTGGGAAGCTCGAAGAGTGTCTACAGGAGACAGTCCTTCCTGAATAGAGTATAGGAAGGTTGTCCCAAAAGAAGGGAACCCTATTTGAGAACCTACGTTAGTTAACAGAATAATAGCGTATTTCTGAATCAGTTTTTGTACCCCTGCACAAAACCTAGTGGTCTTACCGAAAGAAGGAGCAACTATGTTAGGATAAGTGTCTATTTG